TCTCCAAAGTCTCCACCATCTCCGCCACCCATGTCATCACCTCCATCCATTGAAGGCATTTCTGGTTCTTCGACAGCTCCACTATCAGACATACCATTTCCATCGTCAGAAGAATCATTACCACCAGCAGCTTCTTCAAAACTACCTCCATCATCTTCTTCTATAGAAAAAAGGCTGATATCTCTAGAAATTATATCATTTTGTTCTATTTTTTGGTTTAAAGCTTCTGAACTAGTTTCTTTAATTTCTTTTTCTTTAGGTTTTTCTGTTGAAAAAACTGAGAAACAGCTCTCATATGATTGAATTTGTCGTTCTTCCATAGTCATTTTCCTATTATAAGATATATAGAAATGTTTTCTACAATAAAATATAGAGGATTTTTAATTATGGCAGAAGTTAATTTTTTGAACGCGTTTCCAGATAGAGTTTTCAGTAATAATGTAGACTCTGATATTACTAGAGAAGATTTCTTAGATATAGTAGAAACTAAAGAAAATCTTTTATTTTACGATTATTATACTAAATTACAATTTGATAATATCAAATCTAAAGCTAAGATGCTAAAAAAGATAAATAGTATCTATAAAACTAATGAATCTTGGGATTTAGAAGAAAGTAGAGAAGGTGTCGTTGGTAGTTTAGTTAAACTTTTTATTGAAATAGTTAAGTTTATTATCAAAGTTATTGGAATGATTATTAAAGGAATCTTTAAATTCTTTGTTAATCTTTTCATAAAGAAACCAATAAGACGTATAAATGAAAAACGTGTATATAAAGCATACTTACAACGAAAGAAAGCTCATGGTGCTGAAAGTTATGACTATTCTACAGAACGTGATGAACCTCAACCTCATAGACCTACTAAACCAACAGGTCCTGCAGAAGGTAATGATAAAGAAATAGCTAATATTAACAAATTCATGGATTATAACATGGAGCAATTAGTTTCTAAAATGATGGAAAATGAAAGCAAAGATATTCAAAACATGTTTAATGCTATCTTTATTCCTACTAAAGAAACTCTAAACCTTGGCGGTATAAATACTATAGGTACAAATATTTGTAAATCATTTGATAAATTCTCATCAGATACTCAACGTCTCGCAACCAACTTTGCATCACACGTAAATCGCGATAAATCTAAAGAAGATGATCAAAGTATTCAGAATGAAGGAAAGAATATTTCTAACGATATGAATTCTAAAGAATTTTCTATATTTAATGGTGTTGATATTAGTAAAAAGAATTGGTCAAATAAGGTCACATGTGCTAGACGTACTGTAGACTATATTGTTGCTCCAGGAAATACTCAGAAAGTTATGAAAACTATGGGCGAAATGAGTAACATGATAAAGGAAAAACGTGGATCTATGGATCAACAACAAAAACTCTTGGAAGATATTCTTCAAAAAGCTGAAAAGCAACAGAATGTCGAAAAAGAAACAGTTAATGTTGTTAAAGGTGTTTCTAACTTTATTAGTAGAATTAATAAGTGTTTCATGTGTTTTGGTGATATTGCTAAAACTTTACATACACTTCTTTCTAAATTCGAAGAAAATAAAGATGACTATAAAGAAAGAACCGGTCCTGGTAAATTCTAAAAAAAATAAAGACCCGGGAGATTTCTCTCCCGGATCCTTTTTATTATGACCACAACCAACTAACAATTTGTATCTGGCTGGTTATGGTCATAATAGTTCTCAACAGAGGTCTTTACCCTCTGTCTTACCAAGTAACGCTTCTTGGCTGGCGGGAGACTCTGGACATCTCCATTTTCAGATCCCTCGGGTCCATTATTCACGAACCCAAAGAATCTGGAGGATAAGTGCTCATAATCTTCATTCACCCGGTACTTACCGAATGTGGTGAAGATTATGCTTGATTTTTCCGTATACTTACGGAAACCTTGAATTTGATCCTCCCTTATCCTCATAGGGAGGCTTTCTTTTTCATCGTCCAGATCGATGAAAACCTGAAAAAATTTTGCCATAATTGACTCCTTTTCAATATGGTCAAATATCGGATATGAAACCTATTTTCATTCCTTTACCTTAATATAATATATAAATGAAGCTTTTAATTGAACAGTAAAAAAAGAAAGGACTTTGGTCCTTTCTTTTAGTAAGTAAATTAATGTGTTAATTTTTCAATAGTAGTATCATATGTTAATGGTTTACCTTTAAATCGTTTTAATACTAAATTCTTTAATTCTATAGAAGGTATTTTGAACACCGTACCAAGACCTTGTATTGCAAAACTACCTCCTCTTTCTGTTACGAAAAAGTCTTCAACCAAGTTAGTTTTCTTATCAAATATAACGTTCGCACAAGTATAACCTGGATATCTTATAAACCATCCATAAGTATACTTATCTTCAAATGTATCTGGTTCACCATCATGAGACATAATATACACATGACTTTCACCATATTTTTCATCTTCTCTAACATATTCATCCAGCATTTTAGTTAGTTCGTTTCTTATTCCTAAATAACTTAATGACATATTTTCATCTCCTTATAAAACTTAAATCGTTTACCCGTTTGCTTCAAAGAATGGTGACCAACCAATTACATTATCAATTTGTTCATCCGAATAAGGACGAATTACACGCCAGCAGCCATTTTTATAAAAACCTGCGCATGATACTATCTTATCTTTATTTTCGTCATATTCGAATACAATAACAACATCTCCAATTTTTGGATACTCATTCGTTTTGTCTGCTTCCTTAATTCGATGAAACATAATACCAACTGGTAATTTTCTTAAAAGCTTTTCTATTCGTTTTTCTCTATTAGAATAGTTAGGTACATATGTCCAAGCTACAATATCATCTTTGATTAGCTCAGTCTTAGTGTTTCTATCATACCAAATACCTTCTTCTGCAGCACATTTTAACTTATGAAGAAATGATGCACAAAATTGATTTCCAGACGTCGTTTGAATAAGCACTCTCTCAGACCACATTTCATCATCCTTAATAGGTGGTAAATCATTTGGATCTTCGATTAAATCATGCCACACAATAGGAACCATTGTTCTATTCATAATTATTTCCTCCTCTATTATTCTAACCAAATACCAATGTATAATGAACCAATTTCATGATCCATATGTACACTAGCAATAATTCCTTTTTTAACCATTAATGGAAGACATTCTCTTACTTCACAGTATGGAATTGAACCAAGCTTTTCATTAAGTATCAGTTCCCTAAAAGCCCATTCAGTAATATAGACGTATTTCATATTATTCCTATTATTTGTACCATAAAAACTAGTAATTCCAATTTCTCTTGATACAGGATCACGTATCCAATATTTAAAAATTCCTCTCCATCTTAAAGAATCTTTAGAAATAAATTCCCAATCAAAATTCTTTATTGCAGATTCAACTGTACTAAAGATAATATTGACATAGTCGTTAACGTCAGGATTTATCTTCTCCACCAATTCGTTTAAATTCATAACATATACCTCCAGTATTTATTAGAATATAAACTCTAGAAAATTCGTTTAACTTTCTAGAGATCACTAATGTATAAATTATTTCTTTTTCAGTTTCCTATATATCGTATTTATAGGTTTCTTTATTAATAGATTTATGAAAAATTCTACAATAGATACTATAGTTAATACAATAAGACTTACATAATATGTAATATCATCCATAGCTACCACATTTCCTCCCCTTGATATAAATATTCGGATTCACCTATCCATACAGATTTACATTCATCCAATATAAAATCATCAGAATAATCAACCAATTCTTCTAAACTATATGTATTAGAATATTCGAACCATTTTTCTGCTTTTAACATACTCTTAAGAGAAACAGAATTCTGAACATTCTGTACAGTTTCATTTTTAGGAACTATATCTAATATATTTCCTTTACTTGTTTTTGGTTTATCTCTAATATCAGTTGCACCTCTACTAGTGATTCCATTATTAATTGAACTAGCATCAGTATTTGGTATAGCTTCTAAATATAATGGTTTTGGTAAATAAATATCATCTTCGATAATAATTCCATCTTTAATTTCCAATACGAAATACTCTAATCCATATTTACCAGAATATCTACATTTACTTCGTTTACATGTTAAGAACTTTCTTCCTTCATGCATTTCTATATCAATAAACATGGCCCAAGATGCAGCTTGAATAATACCGAATGATTCACCAATGTATTCGTTAGTCAATTGTGAAACAGCGTTTGCTCCACCTTGCATCTTAATATTAGCAAGAATTGTATCACCAGATCTATTCAACTGATGAGCTGCTATAACTGGAATATCTCTATATTTCGCCAAAGACAATAAATCATCAGCGATATTCTTTAACTGAATACGATTTTCTTTACCGAGATCTTCTTGACGAGGTTTCATTACACCAATATAGTCAACAAGTACAGCTTTTACTTTATAACCTTCTTCTTCAAGTATTTCACAAGTTCTATCTATATCATCTACAGAAATTGATCTAGCATCAGCATGTATGAACGAAATATCTATAGGATTATTTTCTTTATCACTATCAAATGTGTGTTTCCATGATGAAAACAATTCTTCCTTAGAAGTACACTTACCAATATCCTTTCCTGCTACTACTTTATAAAGACGTTCATTATCTTCATCAATATCGTTTTCCATTTCTACGAATACTATAGTTGGAATCTTTCCAGTCGTTTTATATTCATCCATAAGCTTTGCTGCATTATATTCTTTAATCATACGAGCAAAGTGTAACAATATAGCTGACTTAAATGAGTTAGTTCTAGCATTAAACAAATAAAAGTTTTTATTCTGAAATCCACCACGAGGACCTAATGCAGAGTTCATAGCTACCCAACCAGTTTGAAGAGCTGATGCTGGGTTTCTTATTGCTTCATAAGTATCATGTAAGAAATCATAAAATGAAGGATCTGATGTATGAACTATATTGTTTAAATCTGAAGAATTATCAGTTCCTCTAAAGAAATTCATTATATCTGTTATTAAGTTTCTATATTTACCAAGTATTGTTGGAAAGTCTTTATAAGAACAAGTTGTTAATTCGCTAGTCAAATCATAGAGATCATCTTTAGTATCAAGAATATAAGACCATTTGAGATTTTGATCTAGTGATTCTGATACATATGCTAATTCTGTTTCTATTGAATCTTCTTTTGCAAGTTTAATCTGTGGTATAATAAGATTATTCTTTACTTCTTCATATTCATCATCTGGAAGTAATAAGTTTACATTAAATAAAATATCTTCAAGTTTAAGACTTGTACCTAATTTAGTTTTAGTCAATAATAATGAATCACAAACAATAATCATTGCTTCTAGATGATTATCATTATAATAAAAATCTCTATCTATTACGTCAAGAAAACGTTTTATATTTATTAACTGTCTTCTCATTATAGAAGTATCACTAGCTAATATTTTAATAAGACAAAGTAAAAATCTATCTGAAACTAAATATGATCTGAATTTCTTCTTACTCTTATATCCTGTTTGGTTGTTTGTTTGGGAAATATTACCGATATTCATAAAATAAGCACCTCACATGGTATATAATATAATCCTTTCAGTTTTTAAAATAAATATGTCATAGGACAACGTCCTATGACATAAACGAGGTTGTTAAGGAGGTCAAAATGTATATGAATTACCCAATTTACTTTTGTTTATTTACTACCATAAACATTTCCTCTTCACGAGTCAATGTTAAGAAAGTAAGTAAATCATCCGCATCATCAGGCAGTTCTTTTAATGGAAGTTTTGTTTTAATTAATGATAAAGCTTTACCAAAATCATCAGTATTCAAACATTCTACCATTGAAACTTTTGTAGCTAAAGACTCTATACTATTTGCAAGTTTAAGCAAGACTTCTTTAGCATTTGATATTATAGCTTTTCTACGTTCTTCTATTTCGTTCTCAGGAACATGTAGATTACGTAGTTTATTTCTTTGTAGTTCTCTTACTTCTTTAAGAGAATAAAATTGTTCTTCAGTATTCTTTTCATCAGCCATATTAATCAACTCCTTTATATTATATAAGATTGTAATTCTACAGGATTGGATAAATTTCCAAAATCCTTACAAGGATTACCATTACTATCGTTGGCAATGTTATAATGAATATGTATAGTATCAAGAAGATGTCTCATATCTTTAAACATTTCTTCATACCAACGAAGATCGGTATCTTTATCATTGTCTGCAAAAATATGTATAGTAGCATTAATAAACCCAGTCATTTTCATAATCTGATTTATTGCTCGTTTATATGCTGTTCTTGTACCTATTGCTGCAAATACAACATCGGTTCTATCTTCAGGATAATATAATTCTTTTGCTCCTATTATATCATAATTGCCTTCTGCTAAACAAATAGTTGGAGTAGGCGTTAAAAGATCGATCTTAGTACTAGGTATGTACAAGTAAGGATTACCTATATTTTTGTTAATAACATGAACCATATATCTTTTTGATTTAAGTCTTTCACTATTTATATTACGTAAATTAACTTTATTATTATCTACACTAAGTATACCTACAAAATGTTTACTGAATTCATCTATAAGATATTTGATACTCATACAAGCTTTCTTATCAGATTTATCAGTAAACTGTAGAATATCAAGATTATTAAAAGTATACAAATCATGTAGATTTAATACTATCTTATATGTGAAAATATCTTTCATAGTTAATTTTCTATTGAAACGTTTTGAAAGATAATCTAATTTAAACTTATCTTCTGGTCTAACGAAATCAGGTATTCTAAGATTAAGTGTTTCATACTTAGAAATTTTATTTATAGTTTTAGGAACTCCAGTCTTAATATCCTGAAATATCATCAAGTCTTTATCAACTTTAATTCCAAGCGTATCATAAAACTTTTTACCTACATTACCAGAGAACAAACATTGTTTACATCCATAACCAAGAATCTTCAATCCTTTTGATGTAAACGCTGGATTATGAGATAGCCCAACATACAATTTATTGTCTTTTTTGTTACATACAGGACAATGCATTCTTATTTGAGTATCATTTACTTTCACAGAACCTGGGATAGTCAAAAGAAATTGTAATATTTTCTGATATTGTTCCATATATGTCTAACCTCAAATCAACAATATATAATTAAAATTATATTTAGTTGTGAGATTAATTTTTAAAAGTTATTATTACCACTGATTAGGATTTGTAGGTTTGGCTGTAACATTAAAATTACTAGTTATTGACCGCGAATTCTGTCCTGAAGCTCCATCAGCTACACTTCCGTATCTTGACCAAGAGCCATAACTAGTAGTAAATTTTGAATGATAAAGAAATTGACCCGTTTTAGGATCATAAGTTGCTTTATGGTACCAAGCGTCAGCATGAGAAATTTGTACAACGTTGCTCCACCAATAATATTTACCATCTTTCCAGTATGATTCAGTTGAATATAAATTATAGTTTGTACTGCTTTTCATCTTTCCATATTCCCATCCAGTTCTCCATTTAGTAATATCTCCAGGTATTTGATAATATCCACTAGGAATAGTACCAGCAGGAGGAGGAAATATATAAATATCGAAATTGAAATCATCCTCCGCACCATATTTATTCAAAAACTTATATCTTAAATCTTTACTAAGATCTATCTTAAATTTATTCAAATTAGTTCTAATAGTAGTATTAAAATTACTAATATCACCTTTATTTTTATACAATTGAATTCTTTTACTATTCTTAATATTTTCATTTGTACCTTTACATTTATCTACATTTCTCATTATCAATGATGAATCATATGAATTTATATTATCTTGAGGTCTAAATAAGTGATAAACGTCATCAGAACGATTAAAAATTGATGAAGAAGAGGGTTGTACTATTTTTATTTTATTTAATTCGTCTATTTTTTCAAGACCTTTATTATCAACGTCGTTAGAATAAAGATATTTTTTATCTTCTTTACATAATATGTTATTAGTAGTTTCGTTTACTTTTCTAACCTTATCATTATCTGATATACAATTTTTAATACTTTTTATTAAAGAATTTACTGATTTCATACAAGAAATCCTCCATTTTTAGATATATTACCATGTCAGCCCACCCACCACCCGTGTAAATAAACTTTGAAAGGTACAAATGAAAATATTAAGAATAGTAAAAGAATTCAATTGTATAAAAATAAAGGTGATATTAGTAATTTTAATACTACTATACTGCTACAAGATATATGGGTTCAACAAGTGGTCCGTAGTCTATATATTTTAACTACTGTTCAAACCTATCTTTCAATTATATATTATATATGTGAAGGGATGGAGGTATCTCGCAGCCAGAAACAGTACCCTTCCTGGGCTGGAGAATATTAGTGTCTATGCTTTTTAGCATAGACACTTCGAAAAAAGCAAATAAACATCTGACTCACCACTTGTTGTGGTGCGCTAAGAGCCAGGGATTGGAAGCCGCAGGTTTAACTGCATCGGTGCGCAACGATGTAGAAGTTAGATCCAATCAAGTTAAGAAGGGTGTATACTACACCCTTCTTTTTTTATTTATATATTATATTAATAGTAAACTCGTATGAGTTTATAAAAATATTTTCCAAGGAGTTACAATTATGGAAAAAAGAACTTTTTCAGCGATCGTGAAGTTTTATAATTACTTCATGAATTCACCAGAATTTAAGCGGTTGGAAAGAGTAAATCAATTTAGAGAACCAATCATAAGTGCATCGTTTTCTGTACTTACTGGAGCTTTAATATTTTGTATTTATTCTTTAATGATGTGTTTAAAAGGAGTTTCACCATTTGATGACAGATATGTAGGGTTATCAATAACACTTTTAATAGGTTCTACAAGTTTTGTTGGATTTATAATTAGTGTTTATTGTGGTTTTTCCAGTTTTACTAAAATCGGAACATACGAAGATTTAGTACAATTAAAACGTGAACTTGAGTACCTCATTCAAAAAATAGTTTTTAATAAACCTTTATCTGTTAAAGAACCATCTCATTATATTGGTACGGAAAGCTTTTCAATAGAAATAGATAGAATAACATCTTTATTATATTCTACTTCTATGAAAGTACTTGATTTTTCTTTCTATAACAGATTATCTAGAGTTTTAACTGAGATCTTGGGAGAATTTATGTCCTTAAGTGCTCATGTAGTAACATATGATAATCTCAGGAAATGTGTAGAAAAAATAATATTTTTCGATATCAATATATTGAATTCTGTACCTTTTTCTTCTATACATCGAAACGATCTAGCGGAAGTTAACTCAGTCAGATGTATAAAGGATTATGGAGCAATCATAAAAAATTCAGATCTTCTAAAAAATAATTGTTATGAATTCTTGATTAGAACACGTCTAGCCACTAATCCTGATGATTTAGAAATGTTAAAATCTACAGATCTTTTCGATAAAAACAACTATATATTTAATTGCGAAGCCGTTCGTTCGTCTTACGGTTTAACCTGTTTAGAGATGGATAAACGAATAGCAGAATTCCGTAAAAAGTATGAGAAAGAAAAAAGAGAAGATATTATCGATTGGATCTAATTAAAAACCTGGGAGCATAAAACTCCCAGGTTTATTTTTTTTTCTTTAAATCATTCCCGATTTTTTCAAAGCTCGTTTCATATATCTGAAATCATGTTTGATAGAAGTGTTGAATGATGAATCGTGTATACCATCACCAATAGATGGATCTTTATAGAATGAATCTATATCCTTGAATACTTTAGTTAATTCTTGGAATATTAATGATGAATAAAGATCTCCTTTGAAAATAGCCGTTTTAAGATTAACAACACATACATCTACATTCTTTTTACTAAAATTAGGTCTCTTCATTATATTATTTGGATCTCTAGTTAATGCATGAATAATTGGTTCCATATAAACTAATTCTTTATTTTTCATACCTACTCTATTTATCAAATCTGCAAATTCGTTTATTGGATCATCAAGATTTGTATACCAATTAGGTTTAGATCTTTCGATAATATTCTTTAATTCTTTAATATATCTAGAAGTTTCAGCTGTAATGTATTTAATATTAAACACTGCTGTTCCAGGTTTAATATCTTCAAGATGCAATATAGCTACTTCAGAATCAATTGGTAATTCGATTTTCTTTACATTATGTAGAGTCATCATTTCTGGAGACAATGTTAAGAACACTCCATCCAATGTCACATCATAACTAGTTTCTGTTTCTTCATTAGTAAATTCATCATACTTCTTAGTTATAATAGTTATATCAGTTAGCATACTAGATACAACAGAATTAGAATTTATATTTTCTGTATCGATATCATCGTCATCTTCCAAGTCTGCATCATTCTCAAGACGTTCTACAATATCTTCAACATATTCTTTATTGAATAATATGGAAATTCTATCAGCTTCTTTTAATTGTTTAAGTACAAGTTTAGAATCTTCATTATTGAACAACTTTAATAGTTCTTCATTGTCGAATTCTTTAGTCTTTGTACCAGTATGATGTTTTACAGCCATTACTAAGTTTGATAACGGATTTTCAATTTGTGTACTTGTTGCTCCACCAATCATATAATCTGATTTAAATTCTTTAGGATTACCATAACAGCATTTACATACTTTATGTCTATTAGGATGAGCACATGTTACAATACTTCTTAGCTTAATTGTTTGACCTATAAGATGTGTATCAGTTGGTTTTATTTCTACTATCTTTCCATTAGGAAGAATCATATTTTTAGAAATAACTAGATCTAAGAATTTCTTATCTTTTACTTGATAATTCACATAATGTGGCGTTCCACAATCTTCCATAGAATAATCTATAGAAAGATTCATTCCTGTTAAGTTTGTTTCTCTAGACATATATCCAGATACAGAAACGTATTTCTTTTTCCAAATAAGACCTTTAGCAGCAATTTCAGATTCAGCAATAAGATCGCCAACGTTCTGTAATCCATTAAGATAAGAACGTTTCATAATATGATTCATAACAATATTTGATGAAGACATACGTGGTCCTACTGCTATGAACATCTGTTGTAACTGTTGGTCATTAAGACAACCGGATTCTATAAATGGTACAAGACAAGACTTACCATCTTGTAAAATAATTTTCTTTAATCTCTTACCATCTTCAACCAATTCTTTTTCTATAGTTGCAAATGATTTAGTTTCATCAATAGTTGTATCAAGTAAATCTCTAAAATTTGCATCACGTTCTGTAAACTTAGCAATATCAAATAAGTTTAATGTTGGAGCACTAATTGGTGCAAATAATTCTGTAAGTCTAGTTAATCTTTCAGTAAGATTACTAAGGAACCAAGAGAAAACTTCTCCGGAGTTTAACTTCTTTTTCTTTATGAAAGGATAAATCTTTGTCTGTGTATATTCTTCGATATGTTTATGATAATCTTGGAAGAAACGTTTGTCTATATCAACTAACCAATCTCTAGTAACTGGAACTTTATACATAAAGTTAAATTCAAGAAGATAGAGATTAATTAATAACTGGAATAATGAAATATTTATAATATTATTGTTTTCATCATAAATTGTAACTATGTTATTTGCTCTTGTATAATCGTCCATGATATAGTTTGTAATGTATTCACAGAATACATCATAATCACGTTTAGATCTAAATATAGTAAATAATTCTTTCAGATCTATTTTCAGTTCATTTTTATACAAATCGGACATAAGATAATCAACACCAAATATAGACATTATTCTTCCTCCTCATCTTCTTCTTCAGAATCGTCTTCATCATTCTGATCTTCAGCCTTTACACCAGAATTAATTCTTTGTATCTTCTTTTCCATTTCATCATCTCTCGAATCCATATCATCAGAAAATACTATAATCTTATATTTCAGATGTAGTTTATCAAGAATAGTTCTAAATCTGTTCAAACTCAACTGACCATTACTGCTCTTCTCTATAGCATTTTTCATATTATTCATATCAGAATCATTATCGAATAACTTTCTGAATGAATTCTTTGTGAATCCTCTTAAAAGTTCTTTTACTATTACTAGTGTAGAATCATCTCCTGGTTTTATTTCCAAATCAAGCTCGTCAGATTCATCAACATCTTTTACTGGATTATTAATTACTTTTAGTCTATTAAACTTTTCAAGATCAATTCTACGAATATAAAGATAATCATCCATACAGAATAAACAATTACTCTGTGGAACATCAGATATCCTTTTTACTTTTCCAATGTATTTATAATAGCCATTGTCAAACTTCAGAAAATCATTCTTTGACATGACTATCTCGTTGGTTTCTGGTATATATTCTACCATAATTAAAAGACTCCTCCTAGACTTTCAATAGTTCCGTTAACATGTATTGATTTATCATTTCTATGCTCAACTGATGAATATTTCTAAGGTTCTGTCTTAGAATTATACTCATAGATAAAAATTCTTTTACTGTACAACATCCTATTACTCCTGTTATACTTTTTATGACTACGCCAGGATAACCTATCCTAGTTTTAAAATCATTTACAACTGCTGGTTGTATGCTCAAGAATCCACCTCTTATACCATAAGTTGGATACATTATAGAACTCAAATCATAATATTTATCTGATATCTTATAAGGATTATTACCCTCATATACGAACAGATTATTTTTGAGTTCTTTATCTTTAAACCAAAATTCACTTTCATCTAACATTCGTTCTACTTCAGAAATATCATCTTGTGTTAAATAAACACTATTCTTTATTTTCTGTGTTTCTTTACTTTCAAAATCATATGATTCTAATATTATCGCATTAGTAGTTTTTCTAAATACATAACTCATATATCCAGCCATACCACCTTTACTTTTACTAGAACCATATGTTTTTCTATAAGGTTTATTTTTTCCACTTGCATCTTTTTGAAACATTGCTACTCTATGTTTTAGTTGTATATTTCCAAATACTCCTATTTCTTTATAAATATTATCCATATCGAGCTTATTCATATGCAACTCCGAGTTAATAATATATAATTAAAGATAATCTTGTAAATACTCTACAACATCTTCATAACTAACTTTTTTCTGTGCTATTGATTTGGATTTTTGTTTCATAATATCCATACGTTGTATTCGTTGACGTTGCATGGATTTAAAACCAGTATCAATAAAATCATAGAAATAAGTTTCTTTATCTTCTATGAATCTTAAACGACCTATCATTTGTGAAGCAGTAATAAAAGATGAATATGGAACCAATGAGAATGCTGCAACAAGATTTTCTAGATCCAATCCTACTCCACCACTACCTATAGTAGTAAAAACGATTCTATTTTTTAACTCTCGTTTTCTAAGCCGTTTATTAGATATTTTAGTGGTATAATTACCCATATCTATGCTTTTTGACTCTTTTTCATATAGAGATTCTAGAAGATCTTTAAATATTTCAATATGCTCTATTTTTGCTAAATAGATTAAAATTTTTGTATCTGGATATTCATCGATTAATGGATCAAGTAACATTTTAATCATACCTATAAGATATGTGCGTCGCTGTTCATTATTAAATATATAATTCCAATAAAGAATAGCTGATAATCCTTTTGACGTCATGCAAGAACCAACTTCTTCATAAGTAGGCTTAGTATCATAATCAACTAATCTAATATTAGAATGATTTGTTAGATTAAATGTTTGTAAACCATAAACCGGAATATCATGCAACATTCTTTCAAATAGTTTACTTTCGTTTTTATTTGTACGTCCTGGGGTTGCTGTTAATCTCCAAACCTTAGAAACTAAAGCATCACATTCTATTCTCATATTCTGAGCCCAGTTCATATGGTATTCATCAAAACATAGAATCCCTATTCCAAGATGTTCATAAAGTTTATTTAATGTACCAAACTTTTCTAGATAAGAACTTAATGTTGCTGAAGTACTAATATAAAATGCTGCTTTCATTTTTTCTCTAGGATGATTTAAAAGAGCATTAATCTTATCAGTTCCTCTTAAAACTACAATACCTTTATTATTCTTACTACAGTCTGTATATTCTGTAATTTTTTCCATCCATTGATCACTCAAAGTTTCACTAACAATAAAAATTGGTTCCTTAACTCTAAATGCTCCAAATACACTACAAATAGTTTTACCAATACCTGTAGAAAGAGCTAACATTTTTGAATGACCTAATTTATCGGATACGAGAAATTCTACAGCTTCAGCTTGATATTTATTTCGAAATTGATACTTCTCATCTATATCAAAATTAACTTCTCTAGCTGGAATTACTACATCTTTTTTATCTATTATTTCATATATGATTCCATTATCGTATAGTTTAGAAAGTATATTATTTAAACCAAAACCAAATGGAAGACTAAGAGTTCTTTCTTTTTTATTATATATTCCTAAATAATCTTTCTTATTTATAAAACCTCTAAAGTTTTCAAATAATAAGAATTGATTATCTAATTTAGGACAAGTTCCTTCAACTTCACGAGTTTCTTTATTATATTTTGATTTATAATACGGATAAATTCTAAAAGAATTTTTATAAACGTAAACTTTTACATTCTTGGGTATTTCGGTTTTATTAAAAGTTCGCATTAATTTCGACCCCCGTCATATTAATATATAATTGATTTTTTAATAAAATATAGAAGAACATTGTATTCGGAAAACATAACTATATATTCAAATTATTTTATAAAAGGAGTTAAATTTATGTATCACTCAAGTGAAGACACTGTTAATGGTGCACATGGTTCTATTGCTAGAACTTATCTTGAAGAATATCGCCATTTAGGTCCGCTTCAAGATGCTCCAGCTTCTCATGACTTCAAAACGTATATGACTACTTCTTTAATTAGAAGAGGTATATTATTTGAAAATTCAAAAAATATTAATGAACTTTATAGAGCTTCATTAGAAGAATTATTCTCTAGTCAATTTAAGAATATTTTCTTGTATGATCCAAAAAGAGAAATTACTGGAATTTACACAGGTATTGAGAATGTAAAAAACATGGGTCCTGTAGGTACTCATGATATGTTTGCTTCTTTATTTGGATTAATTCCTGCAAAATATCTACCAATTTTTGAACCATTCGATTATGATTTCAAGAATGATGAATCTATTGATGTAGAATATACACCAGAAGAGAAACGAATAATAATTCTTTCTCGTGGTATCCATGATGATGGAACAGCTTTCAATTATACAAAGCTTACCGCTTATGATAGAATGCTTGGTCCAAATCTTGGTACAACGTATTTTACACATCCAAAACTTCCTAATAGTACTATTTATAATAGAGTAGATACGATTGCTACTCCTAATGTAGATCCAAATCAAAAATACTTTATTAGGGTTGATGATACTTATATTGAAACACATGATTTCGATACAGTAGAAGAATTCAACAAAGTTGAAAACTCTATTACTCCAGATTTTGGAAGAACTTATTATAAGAAAACAAGGAATCCAAATACAGTAAACTTTATTCCTGCAACAGGTATTCCTGATCTTTCTACACAGTATTTCATTAAAGATCCAGCAAATGAAGACAATTATATTATTGCTGATGTATTTAATGATAGAAAAGATTATGTTTTAGTAAACCACGAAATGGATCATACTGATTCTAAATATCCTATTGAAGGAATGGATTACTTTAAACGTAATGAAAACAGAGAATACGTAAAATGTAATGAAGAAGATTTTGCTAAAGAATATGAATATGCAGAAACAGCAGATTCTGTAGTAAGTCAAGAAAAGACTTATTATATTAAGAATATAGATGACACATATAGGCCTGCTGTAACTGAAGATTTCCTTCATGAAGATATTACAGAAGAACGTGAAGCTGATTCATATAATGAAGTACTTGATAAATCTGCTGGTCCTCAACCTGGAACTACTTATTATGTAAAGAATGAAGTTTCTCATGAATACGTAGCTGTAGATCCAATAAATCTTCCTACAGAAAACATTTATTCTGAAACTCAAGATTTAGCATATGATGAATCTAAGTCATATTATATTAAAAACGCTGATGGAGTTACATATAGACCTACTGTAAATGAAGACTTTAATAGAGTTGAAAAAACTACAGAGCAAATGGTTGATAATTTCGTTCTTACTGAAGACGATACATATAATCCTGATAAAGAATATTTTAATAAAAATGGTGACGATTATGTTGCAGCAGAGTTTGAAGAAACACAAACTACAGTCACTACTCAAGAAAATGTTTACAATCCTACAGAAGATGTAGACTATGATGAAAGTAAAACATATTATGTTTCTGATGGTGATGGCGGTTTTATAGCTGCTGAAGATACTGATTTCGATATTGATGCAGATATTAAATCATTCAAGGCTGATGTTACTTATTATGAACTTACAGTAACTACAAAAGAAACTCCTGGTCCAGTCACTACATCGTTTAAAGATGATCTGGAATACTATGAAAAAGTACAAGTGCCTACTCAAGTACCTAATGGAACATTCGATGTTTCTTTCAAAGATGATGTAACATATTATGAGATTACTGGTACAAAAACTATATTTGAAGTAGGTATAATTTATTATACTAAATCAACTGGTACAGATACTGTAGTAATTGGACAAAATACAACATTTGATCCAGATTTAACATATTATGAACGTATTAGTTATAAACTTATATTTGCTGATAATATTGATTACTATACACTTGAAATAGTTGGTAAACTCTTTGTACCTACTATTCAATATTATACAAAACAAGTTATCGATAATGGATATAAATATGAAGAGATAAACGATTTCGATATACATGAAACATATGAATTAGTTGATAAATCAGTTATTACTAATCCTGATACAAATGAAACTTACTATGTAATGGAAAACTTCAATTATGTAGCTAAGACAAATCTTTTGACTTGGGAAAGTGATAAAGAGTATTATACTAAAGTGATTACTAAAACATTTAAAGCTGATGTAGAATATTATTCTAGAGAAACTGTTACAAAATTTAAAGTAGCATCTCTTGATGATCCATCCTATATCTATTATACTGCTGAAGAAGTAGATAATGGATACGATGAAACTAAATATGTAATCACTGATGTAAGTGATGGATTTGAAGACATCGATTATTATACAGCAGATATCGATTTTGAAAATACAACTCTTACTGATGAAGAAATGGCTGAACTTAGAAAGAAGAAGGTTATTAATAAACTTAATCAGTTATTTGATTATTATGTAAAAGATGTATTAACTACAGCTAGAGAAATATTCCTTAAACACGACATTTATGAAATAACAAAATCTGTTAACATGGAGGCATCTGATTATGAATTACACGCAATCCGTATTCTTTATAAGAAGATCCTTCAAGTGATATACACGATGGTTTATACAGTAAATGTATCAGCAGACCTTGATGATACATGTGTACCGTATAAATTACTTAGGGATTCTGTTGTTAATTTATTGGCTAATGTGAAGATTCTTGGAGAAATGATCTCAACAAAGCATTATTATTCTAAGAAAGTTCTTTCATATTTTATTCCTGATTCAAAGAAAGAAGAAGTCTGGTATAGATATACACTTGTATCTCCATTTAGTGACTTAGTTACTATTGAAGATCAAACTGTAACTATAGACGAAATGACTATGAAACTTACAGAAAATATTATTAATTATAGAAGTCTTCTCGAAAGAACTGATATCATTAATGAGACTGATATGCAGCACTTGTTTGGTCTGTTTACTATGACGTACAACATTATGGTACAACTATTCTTCAATAGTGCGTATACTTCAAAGAATAAACAACCATTAGTAAATTCTGTAACAGATCTTTTCAAGAGATTCACACCAAATTATAACAATATTATCAACGGAGAGTCTATTAAAAAATTTGTAAACTTAACGGAGTAAAAATGGAGTTATTTTTTGAAATGCTTGGAAATGTTAGAACTATAGATTTAATTATCTTATTCTGTCTAACATTACCTATTATGATTCTATATGGCATATTTACGTTTATTTATTTTAAGTTTGTAGATAGAAAAATACATAAAAAAGAAGATGGAGATTATTATGAATCTCATACTTTGAGTAGATTCTGTTTAGCGGGTATCTTCTTTATGTTTGGTTTAATTCTATTTGATATGATAATGGAATTTATATCAGCATATAGTGTGAGTTTCATAAATCCTGAAGTATTGAATGAAGATGTGGTTAAAGCTCTTAATAATTCATTAATCTTTAATGGAATATGTAGAGTTTTCAAATCTGTTCCTACAGATATTCTGATCAATTTCACTATAGTCTGTACAGCTCTTTATACAGGTACGGAAGGTATTATAGCTAGTCTTAGAACTCTAAAAGTTGAATCAGGACTAGCTGTAAGACTTCCAGCTCTTAAACGTAAAAGATTAGCAACATTATTCTATATGTGGGGATTCTTATCAATAATCTCCACATTGTATACTTTCTTAATAGGATCCGAAACTGTAAAGTTTGATATAGCAAATGTGTATGTTGCGCTTGGTGTAACTATGATTATTCTTTTCTTAGCTGAAAGAAGTCCTAGCTTACTCAAAGATCAATCTTTACAAACTAAGATATTTAAAATTTCATCCGATGGTGTGGTAAAACCATACAAATCAGATGAAGAAGATGATAGTCCTAAAAAGAAAAAGGATTGTCCTGAAAATGTTGGTGATAAAAATGGAGAAGAGTTATTGGAGTCATCTATAGCGAATTTCAAAAATGAAAGAATAGCTAAAGCTGCTCCAGAGGAGAAATAATTATGGGAAATATTGTTACATTACAAACTACTCCCAAAACAGGTGTAGTACAAGTAGCAAATGCTGCTGATAATAAAACTTATTATGTCTATAACGTAAGTACAGGTTTTGATAATTATTCTCAACGAAATTCTAAGTATCAATACGCTGATAGAGATTATAAAACAAACTGGGCATGTTTCTGTAATGTACACATGATGGCAATGGGTTTAATCTATACGGGAACTTATGATAGATATAAATCTGAAATAGATGCAAGATACCCAGAATTAACTAGATTTCCTGACAAGTTAGCTAAATTTATTATCGAAGATAAAGATGTAAGAATCTATTATAAAAAAAGATTCCCAACTTTGTCTTTAGACTTCTTTAATGGTAGAAAAGATGCTTATGGTCCTAATGAAATACATAATGTACTTTCATGGGGAACTAATAAATTCCTTGATATAGGAGCTGTAACATATTTCTCTACAAATGTTTCATGGAAAGAAATAATTTATGAATTAGTTTATAAGAAATCTCCAGTAGGTATTTCTGGTAAATTCTCAGGTCTTAACCACATAGTTTTGTGTGTTGGATGTGCATATGAGAAGCTTGAAGGTGGATCTGCTCCTGGACCAAATCAAGTACCAGATTATCTTATTGTAGATGATCCTTATGGAAAAACTTATGAATATTATAAAGGTCTTTCTGGAAACGATATTTGGATTCCATTCTCAAAATGTGTAGATGACTTCAAATCATTAGAGAGTCCAAATTTCAAATACGCTCACAGATTTATTAGACCTGGTGATTTAGGATTCTAAAAAAATAATCCTGGGAGTTTAATACTCCCAGGTTTAAATTTCAAAACTCATTTTAGTTTTTCATTCTTTATGTGATCTCCAATAGCGTTGTAGAATTTTATTATTTTATCTCGAGTTTCTTCATCAAATTCCTCAGATTTTAAAGTAGATGCTAATGATGCGAAAAATTGTGTAAACGAAATATAAGCAAACAAACATGTATGTTCCAAAACACCAAATAATTGTTGATCTGGAATTATATTTAATTCTTTACACAATTTTTTAGTTAGTTTCAAAGTTTTATCAACTAACTCTGGATTAGCATATCCAACATCTACTTCTTCCGTTTTATCGTTTTTGTTATGTCCGATAGCACAGATCCCTTCAAAATGAATTATCTTTTTTTGCTCGTTATATACATCTATAAATTTTTCCAACACAAAATCATTCTTAGACTTTCTTGGTTTAAGTAATTCACCTTTGTGTTTTTCTAAAATAGAGTTTATTAATAGTTCATCCATATTTTTCCTCCTTAATATGGTTTATCATTAATATAATATATAATTAAAAAATAAAGGTAGGATGTAATCCTACCTTTATTTAATCAACAATTAGAAGAAGATCTTTTAATCGTGCTTCTTTTCCAATAATCGTCTAATTCTATTTGATCTTCTTCAGTCCATGTCATACCTGATAAAGCTATAGCTTCATCTTCTAGTATAGTTCCTTTACCTAACTTAGTCATAATAGATCGCTTTAAAGAATCATCCCCTAGTTTCAGTATAGTAAGATAATTCTCAATAGAAGAAAAATATCGAAAATACTTTTTTCTATAAAACTTAGAAACACGTTCACCTAATATACAGAAATCATAATTCTTTCCACGATATTTTCTAAGTTTTTCAAGAAGTATTTCCCTATTCTTTTCGCGATATTTTTTACATCTTTTAGCGATTTTATCGTGATTCTCTTTATGAGCCTCACGATATTTCTTCAAATACTCGCTCATTTCTTCTTTATGAGCCTCACGATATTTCTTCAAATACTCGCTCATTTCTTCTTTATGAGCCTCACGATATTTCTTCAAATACTCTTTTCTTTCTTCTTTAGTCATAGTTTTCTTCCTTATGTTTATAGTAGTAACATCTCTACTTCGATAATTAATTTAATAAGATACAACGTATCTTTCATTAATATAATATATAATTAAAAAAAGAAAGGTGGGACAGTTAAGTCCCACCTTTATCATTAGCCTAATTGACTATAAATAAATTCTTCTACATCTTCAATCTTTTCATTTTGATAATATATAGAGTCCGTATCTACGATAATTGTACGTTTTGCTGTTGGATCATCACTAATTTTATAAACTTCTTCATTATATAACGTTTTTGAATATTTCTGGATATAATTATCGTTATCATATGCATCATATTTGCGATCATCTTTACAATACATATTTTTAATAACTTCTGAAGATTTAAATACAAATGTAATAATATCATAATCTAAAAATGCTCTATTTATTTCTAATGCAGACGTCTTTTCAATTTCTAAAATAGTCTTTTCAAGATCATTTATAGTATCTATAACTTTTCCAGAAATTTCATGATAATATTCATTCTTATATTCATTAATAACATGAATAGGAATATAATAATTATACACATATCCACTAATATGGAAACGATCAAGAATAACATAACATTCTTCAGGATGTTTTTCAAACTTATCAAGAAGAGCTATTATTTTTGAATTTATCATTTGTGAATTTCTGTCTGTATCAAGAAATTCTCCGTCATAAAATAATTTATAATCTTCTTTTACAGTAAAATCAAAATCCATAAGTGAACCCTTATAGATATTATTTAACTGTTCCACAATATGTATACGATCTTTATGATTTATATTAAGATTTTCTGTTAAAGCCGTTTTAAGTTTAAAGAATTCATGTTCATTAAAATCAGTAAATAATTTATTCATAAACTCTTTATTATATAATGTATCTGTAGTCAGTTTAAAACATCTTGTGGTATTTGAATCCTTTCTTGGACTATGAATAACTATACAGTTTCTAAGTTTCTTTGCTAACTTATTAATCTGTGTAGTCTTTCCACAGCAATCCGGTCCTTCAAAAATGATAACATTTTTCAAAATGAATCCTCCAAAAAATTAAAGGCACTTAAAAGTGCCTTTTTAGATATTAAGTGTTGAGAGTCTTTTCCAACTCTTCTTTCTTTTTCTTATTGTTATAATAAGTTTCTATTCTTTGATACTTGACACAAAGCTTACATTTTCCATTTTTATAATGTGGTGTTAATCCATGATGAATACAGAATTTTAGGTTATTCATATTGTGCCTCATTTATTTTCGCTTAATATTATTCTCTATACAGAAATCATCCATAAGTTTTCTACAATTAATATCTACTCTTTCATTTCCTTCTACACCACTATGACCTGCAACTTTTTCATAAGATATTTTTCTACTGATATTCAAATCATATAATCTTTGCCAAAGTTTTAGATTCTTAATTTCTATCTCTTTACCTTTATCATCATATCTTTTCCAATCATTTGCTTTCCATTTTTTAGACCAGAATAAAATTCCGAATCTCACATAATCTGAATCAAGACAAATTGTACACCATTTATCCTTTGGAATACCCAGTTCATCCAAATATTCTAAAGCTTTAATTACTGCCATGAGTTCCATAGCATTGTTGGTAGCATCGTCACAAGCTTCCCCATATATTTCGTTGGTATTTTCATCATAAAATGACCATGCTCCAACATATCTTTTTCTTTCTGCAGTTGGTATAATTCTGGAACCACCATCAGTATAAATTTTCTTTACACATTCAGGTGGTCTAAATTCTTTTTTCTTAGCTCTAAAGTCTGAAGACTTAGGCTTATATTTTTGTATTTCACTCGGTTCCCATTTAATTTCTCCCTCATCGAAAGTCACTTCTTTCATGGTTTACCTGCCTGATTCTTTTAAGACTTCTTTATCAAATAAAGACTGTTCTTCACAGAACCCATAAGTAGTTTTCTTGGAAGAATGTTTCATCTTCCAAGATTTAAACAGTCTTACCAAGAACTGTTTAATAATACTACTCACTCTTCTTTCCTTTGATAAAATTCTTGATGATTTCATCTTGCTGAGCTTTAGTTTTATTCTTTGATGCAGATTTTGCTTCTTCCATAGCTGTGTCAACTGCGTAGCTAGCACATCCCAAGAAATTTCCAACGATTGCTCCACCGGCCATACCAACAAATATTGTAGAACCAATTTGTCTAATTCTACAATTACGTCTATTTTTCTTCAAAGCTTTTTCATGTGATATTTCAAGTTCTTTAATATTAGTATCATATTCTTCTTGTGTTATATCGCCATTTGCAAGGCGATATTTCTCATGTTCATAAGCTGCGTTAAAACCTGCATTAATTTCATGTGCGAAATTATCTTTCGTTGCTTCTGCTGAAGACCACAAAAGATCTGATGTAATAAGAGATGTTGCTACAGTACCGGCTGCGAATAAAGTAGACTTTCTCTTAAGTGATCTCAATTCTTTGTTCTCTGGTTTCTTAAGAAACTCTTTAAGTTCTTTCTTTTCTTCTTTGGTCATATTTTGACCCTCCTTAAAATATAATTTAACAGAATATATCTTTCTGTCACTCATATAATATATAATTATAAAAAGAGTTGGTATTTAACCAACTCTTTTATTTTTATTTATATTCTTTAGCTAATACTTCGTTTGTACGATGTTGATCTTTTAATATATAATATTGCTCATCTTTATCAAACTTATTCAAATTTACACATAACATGAATTTCTTTGTTTCTCTATTGAATATATAGAACTGATATTCTGGATCAGGTTTCAGTACTTCTTCACGATTTATAGCAAAGAAATCATTCTTGTCTTTAAAATAAAATTGTAGATCGTCTCTTACTTCTACTACTTCTGCTAGTACAGGTATAAAATCTCCATCAACACTCTTTGTATAGTATTGATAATCTGGCGAAGCAATGCAGAAATCTTGTGTCTTTATAGGTACGAATGTATCGTTCTCGAGACTCTTTACAAGATAATGCCATCCTCTACGATGTGCAAACTTCCAGAAGTATTCACTACCTACAGTTAAGAAGAAAGTTTTATCATAATAAAATCTAGAGCCATTTTCATCTACACCATCAAGTGTTGCTGTAAATGAATCATTATCTTTAGTAGAAGTACCATCGCTACCATTATTACTAGTACTATCATCAAGATAATATTGTTTTGTAATTGGATTATATCTATAAGTACCTGTTCCAAATTTACTTTTCTTTGTATGAGTTATATATTGGAAAAGTATTTTATAAACATTTCCTTTACCCATATTTATAATATCTTTAAATGTAGTTCCAGTTTTATCAAGAATAATACCAGCATTATAAAGTTTATTTAAAATATATTCAATCTTTGTTTGATATATTTCCTTATTTATAAAAATATCGATATAATATGGAACCATAAGATCACAATCATGTACTGTAATAGTAAAATTCTCATCAACTTCATATTTGTCTTTTGATAATGGTTCATTATGTTTATAAATATCTATATCAAAAAGTCTGTTAAACTCTTCTTTACTTTTTATTGTATCTAATAACGCACTTATTATATAATAAGCTGAAGGAGTATCATTTGGATCTATTACTTCATCGAGGATGTTGAACTTTTCTTCTTTAGTACTCATCATAATTTCATATTCTGTATAAAATAGATTCCAACGTTTATCTACTGTTAATCTTTTACGATCATCTTTAAACACTTCTTTAAAAGTCATTATATTAGAACGATTCTTATAATCCTTTGTAGAAGACAGTCGGATGTAATGATCGTTCTTTCTTCCACGAATTATAGCTGGTACATTAGTAATAAAACTAATAGGGTTAGCATATTCCATCCAACCTGAAGTTGTAACTTCAAATCCGGTATAAGCTCCACCTTTTTTAGTACCTTCATCACCATCAGGACGTTCTATTCTAAATGTGATATATTGTGTTCTTGCTAATGAATACACATAATTCGTAACGCCTGTTTCTGTATCTTGTTCTCTAAATGGTTTAATAGCTTTATTAGAAAAATCATAAAGATATTCTGTAAAACGATCATTAATTCTATTTCGATAATTTCGTTTATCCTCAGAATCTCCAACCATTTTTTCTAGCATATCCATCTCATATTTAAATACAGATTTCTTTATATATTCCATCATTAAGTTTGGAAGTAATATCTTTGTTTCTACTGGAATAACTTGAACATACATGTGTTTAAGATTTGAATCACAGTAGTTAAACATAGAAAGTTGATCAGCCTTGGTTTGTAATTGTATTCTAATATCAAAATTATTTCTAATAGTATAATCATTAGAACAAAGAATTACACCATATGGATCATAAAAGAAAGGTTTATATCCGGTAAGATCTGTATCAATCATAAATGCACCAGGTTGTTGATTAGGATTCCAGAAGTTACCAAATACTTCGTCCATATTATTTTTACCCTGATTAACATTCATTCTAAGAGCAGGCTGTAAAATCTTTTGACCTGGAGCAGTTTTCTGTAATTCTCCCGTTTGTTCATTAATTATGTATGATGAAGCGGCGGAAGATTGTGTATTTAAGAAAATATGATTAAAAAATCCAGGAGAGAATCTACTTATAAACCATTCTAGAACTCTCTTAGCTATATCATCTTGAAATATTTTATTACTTGTTGATGGGAATGTTCCCAAACGTATTGTTCCCATAGTAAAACACCTCATTTATCATCGTTTATATTCCTTTGTCTTCAATTACTGTTCAAACTATATAGTCTAATTATATTTATGGAAGATAGAAATAGAGTAGGGTGCTGTAACACCCTACTCTATAAATTTAATTATCTTTCAAGGAGGTGATTTTTATGTATCAGTACTGGTATTCCATAAACGACAATGGGGTACTAAAATCAGATTATACTTATCTTACGAGAGATGAGTATATTAAGGTTACTGGACATACTCCAGAATTCATGGGAGCATATAGAGTTGCATAACTTTACTCTCATGAAACCTTATCGAAGAAAGATAATATACTATAATGTATATTTATTAATTAAAAAAATAAACTCTCAGAGATATCTGAGAGTTTAACAGGTCAACTAACAGTACCTGTTTTATTTTTTATCATTCAAGTTTATATGTTACATAGAGTGTTAATGGATCTCCAAGATTCTGAATATATGAGGATCTCCAAAATGACAACGTTTATCATTTTTACATTTTTTCAAATATGGACACCGCATTTTCATAGATGTAGGACATCTTACAAAAGGAGGAACCCTATACTTATCTACAGTTTCTTTAGCTTTTTCTTTAATCTCTTTCATAATCTTCATAGAAATTTGTTTTGTTTTCATATTATTCTCCTTAGTTCTTAATAAGAACTGGATCGATATTGAATATCTTTTTATCCATATCGAATGTATCACATAAAGGACAAATGTAATGAGACAAACCAGGAGCACCAGCAGACTGTCCTTCAATAAGATTGATATTTCCTAGGTAGTCAATTGGGAATCTTCTTAAATTTGTACTTACTCTACTCGTCTTTTCTGATGGAGAACCAGCTCCAGTCTTTGTAGCCATTAATAATGTATTTGTTAATGAATCGTCATTCGATTCACTAGAGAATTTAGCAATATTCATACCAGTTACTTCTGGTGAAATCTTACCAATAATACTATTGATAATAATCGTTGATTTAATTTTGAATACATCCAATAGACCGTCAATAGATTTAAGTTTTTCTGGTGTGTTAATAAATCTGTAAATCTTTTGTGTAAACATCTTGATAAACGGGGAAATAAGATATTCAGATAAACGAATACGTTTATTCTGTAATCCATCATCTTTCGAAGTTAATGTTGCATAGTTTACAAATATCCATCTAGTTACTGAAAATATATTATTTCTTTCTGTTCCAGGTACCAATTGTCTAATAATACCTGCTGTATGGAAATCCAAAGCGTTAATAAATGTTTTAAGTAATGCTACACCTTTATCTAATGATTTCTGGATATTAAGATTTTCACCAAGTAATGATGTCCATCTTACAGGATTTCTAATATAATTCATATCCATTGTACGTTTTTGTGTAGCAAGAATCGTTGCTACAAACTGTTGTAATACACGATTTTTGTCAAATGCTTCTTTATCGACTCCAAGGAATACTGATCCAAACTTGAATACATACTTATCCTTAGGGATTCCTGTACCGACATCTCCTGAATAGATTTCTATATATTTTTCTGCACCAAAGTATTTTAATGTTTTAAAGAAACCATATCTAGCAAAATAATATATTAATACTGGAATAGATTTCCTTTCAGTAATATAGATCATGATCTTAGAAGTAATATATTTATTACCATAAATGTCAGTAATAGTAGCTTTTTCACGTTCGAATTTTATAGCTCTTGTAATCGTTTTAAGAACCAAAACATTTTTCTTTGTAAATGTAATAGCGTCAATAATTTGTAATGGACAAGAATATTTATTTCCTCTAATATAGAAATGAGCATTATCATACAACATTGGAACCCAAATTGAGAATGATTGTTTAACTTTCTGATTACCAAACATACATTCAAATTCAAATATAGCTTCTTTAGCATATGTATCAGAAATATGAATATGAACTTCGTTCTTAGGTGCGGTTTTAACTCCACCATCATCTTTATTCATATCAAGCATTTTAGAACGAATATTCTGATATCGATATCCATTATACCTGATATATTCTGGTGCTAACTGTACAATAGCTTTACAAGCTTCATCGATATACTTGGCCATTTCATCATTAGCACGCATATTATAAATAAGATCATTATTGAACTTATTATCATTAATCCTTGAAAAGTTTGCTATCACATCTAACATTTATTTTGACTCCTTTCTTCGTCGTTGTTTAGCAAGATATTTTAGTCTCTCTTTACGAGACATATGTTTCAGTTTATCATATGGAGGATTAGCCATTCCTTTCATATGAGTTTTCTCAAATGTTATAGTTTTACTTTCCCTTTCATCATTTGGTAAAAATAAATTATACATACTCATCGCAGCCATAATTGGTAGAAGTCGTTTATGTGTATTACTATCCAAAAATAAACCTCCAAAAATTATATAGAAATATTAAAGACTTTTTAAAATTCTACTAGGACAAATTGTCCTAGTAGTTATAAATTAATATTTTTGTACGAGTTTTAAGAACTCTTCTGGACTTATTATAGGTACTTTATATTTCATAGCTTTTAGTACCTTCGATGTAGATTTTTCATTAGTCACTAAGTAATTTGTTGATGTTTTAACATCTTTATCATATCTAAATGCTATATTTGTATTAAATACAGTTTTCACAAACTTATCTTTTGACTCAAATCCTTGTACTTCACCTGAGATACAATATGTAATTGTATTATCATTTGGATCTTCCACATCATGAAAATAATTCTTACAGAGTTCCATAGATTTCTCTAAATCCATACGTTTCTGTTTATCATTATACCATTTCATAAGAGTTATATCAAATACTTCTTCAAGTACTGGTTTCTTTTTAAGAGTTTCACAATAATCTATAAACATCTTATAAGATCTGATACTGTGATCAAGCAAAGATGTTTCACCAATATACGGAATATTCATTGCTGCTATAAGTTTTATTTCCGTAAGATTATCAAACATATTCTCTAAAGCTTTCTTGAAAATGATTGGCCTTTTACCGCCACCATCTGGATCATTATCATAGAATACATTTATTTTGCTTTCGTATTTGTAAGTTCCATTGATTGGTCTAAAGTTTTCAAAGAATGTATACAAATATAATTCTTTATTTTCTTCAGCAATCATATCAGAAATACCTTTAATAACTGCTTCACCAATATTCTTTCCATCAAGAATCTTAACTAGATTCTCTAACTTAGAATTATATACTGCTTTACATCCAAATTCATTATCACACATTAAATCTTGATATATCGGAACTAATTTCTTTCCACAACATGGACAATGTTCGATATCGATATACTTTATATCTACACCAGGCTTATTATAGCAATCAAATATTTTTGGAATTACATCATTAGCTCTTTTTACAAGAACTGTAGTTCCAATACCTATATTCTTTTTCTTTATATTCTGATAATTATCAAGTGTAGCCCTACTAACATTTGTATCTAACAAAGTTATTGGTTTTATTTCTGCTACAAATGAAACTTTACGCCTATTAACATATGGAATTATATTTACTATTTCTGATTCGGCAAATTCTGCTGGAGGTTTAAGAGCCATATTAAAACGATTGAACGAAGATATCTTATATCTAGAATTCAAATCATTATATGTGTTCTGATCTCCGTCAATTGTCATTATGATACCATCAGTTTCATAAGGCCACTTATTTCTATAAAGACTTACATATTTATTATAGATCTCTGTAACATTTGAAGTCCTTTCTACAGGAACTATGTAAAAATGTTGATCAAGATCTGTCAATATTTGATTTATTTTCTTTATTTTATCTCCACGATTTGTGAATTCAAATTGTTTATCATAAGTATGTGTATCATATATTACAAATGAAACATAATTGACTTCTGGGGTATATTCTTTTCTTTTCATTATACCAGAACATACATTTCGTAATGGACCATTAAAACGATTTCTATGTTTTTTGAATATAATAAATTCTCCACGTAATTCTGAATTAGGTAAATACTTTGTTGGAACTCCATCTATCATTTTACCAAATGGTACAAGAGCTCCAACTAAACCATCACCTCTTGTAGAAGCAAATTCATAATTACCTTTTGAATCATATACTATCTTTCCAGATATACCGTCAAGTTTTGGATCTATCCACACCGATTGTAATCTAAGACTATTATACCATTTCTCTGCGTCTTCGGCTGTCTGAACTTTTTGCATAGATAGCATCGGTATTCTATGCTCAACTTCTTCAGAATCTTTAGATACTTTATTTCCTACTTTATCAAAGTAGGGATTATTAGGATCTAAAGTTTTCAATCTTCTTTCATAAAAATCAAATTCCTCATCGGGGATATCTGATTCACCATTATAATATTTTTCTCTATATACATTAAGCTTTTTGACTAAGTCATTAATTTCATTAGTAACCATACTAATTTCCTCCGTATATTACTTTAATAATATATATTTAAGAAAAAAATAAAAAGAGCAGAATTAACTACTCTTTTTATTTAAAATGTGAAATCATTCAATATAACCATCTTCTAACCGTTTGATAACAACTTCCATAGCATCATCGATATTCATTTCTAAACAATTTTCAAGACAAATAGATATGCATTTGAAATTAAGATCTGATATACATTCATTATTTATCGTTAAATATGGACTATAATAATGCATGTCAACATATCCTGGTTTAACTTTAGCATAATTATAAATACTAAAATGCGTATCAAATATATTCGTAAAACTCTCAACAATATCTATATTTGTTTCAAATGTGATTTTTATATAATTACATCGATTGTTATATCTTATAAATATATCATCTATATTTTCAACATCTTTCAATAATGTAGCTAATGCTCTCATACCTTTCGTCAGTTTTGCAGATTTTGCTATTTTTTCCTGTCTTTTTCTCTCTTCTTTTGCTTCTTCAATAGTCTTGCGTTTATCATCACATTTTTTCAATAAATCTCCATACTTACCCATAGTATTATCCTCCTAAATTATTATAATAAGTACAACGTACTCATTAATATAATATATAATTAAAAAAAGAGAGATTATTATAATCCCTCTTTCAATAAGCTACTAATATTTCATTAGTAACTTTTCATAATAATTCACTGCAGCTAATGCAGCTACAGTGAATCCTAGCATTATGATCCCTGTGATTACAACTAAATTGATCATTTTTAATCTCCTATGTTTTTATAATTTCCGGAAATAGAGTCTTTCTCTATTCCTTACATTAATATAATATATAATCAACATAGGAGGTTTAACAGTAGTTAAAAAAAATAAAGGTGGAGTATAAATTCCACCTTTATTCTATCTTACTTAATTACATTTGAGCAATCATGATAAATTTTTAATAAAAGTTCACGCACCACATTATAATTTCTTATAATATTAACAATTGAGTTACTATCAATCGATGGATATTCATCTGGATTCTTAGCGGAATCCGCTAATCCACTCATAATATTATCAATTGTATCGAGACTAAGTTTCAATGATGTATAAATATGTGATGATAACAATGAAACATCATTAGCTAATTTCAGTTCTTTCTCATTGTAGTTCTTTTCCATTCGCTCTCCTTTCTTTATCACAATATCTTATGACCATAGATAAAGATATGGCATATGTAGTTTTCTCTCTACATCGTTTCATAAATATAATATATAAATAAAAAAAATAAAGGTAGGATATAATCCTACCTTTATTTTAATTAAAGTTCTTCATCAACGATTCGTTTGAATTCATCCCAACTTATTTTATCAAAAGATATTGGAATATCTGATTTATTATCTTTGAAATCTTCTTCACATAATGTGCGATAAATGGCGATAATTTTATCAGCATTTGGATTTTTTGATATAACGTGGAGCATATAAAATAAATCTGTTTTATGAAGAGTCAATTTATTATGACATTTGAACCAAGCAGAAATCATTTGTTTAGTATAACCCATTTGTTCGCTCAATTTAGTTAAATTGATTCCTCCGATAATCATGGATGAATAAAGAAATTCAAATCTTATCGATTTAATATCTGTAATTTTATATCGATGATAACTCATATTACGCTCCTTCAGTTCTTTTTTCTGTTTATAATATTTTTTCTGATATTCTTTATTGTACTCTCTCATTTCTTCTTTAGTTTTCATATTTCTTTTCTTCCTTATGTTTATAGTAGTATCATCTCTACTTCGATAATATAATTAATAATAAGTGTAACACACTCATTAATATAATATATAATTAAAAAAATAAAGGTAGGATAAATTATATCCTACCTTTTAATTAATTAAGTAATTATTTCATATTAAAACATTCGTCAATAAAATATGCTAAAAGATTTTTAGCAGAAGCTAATTCTTTAGATTCATCAATAGTACTATAGAATTCACAATCTTTAATTTTAGGTTCAATATACTTATTATAACGCCTTTTAATACTTTCTAATTCAAATATATCATTTTCTCTAAGCTCATTACACATAGCAATCATATTTTTATCAGTTCCATATCTTTCAGGATAATATTTTTCAACAATATTGAATATCTGATTCTTTATGTATTGTACAATAGAAATAGTTACAGAATAATTTGAATTTTTCAATTCGTCTGATTGTTTAATCGAATTTCTTAATTCAGATTTTGATAAAGTATTTTTGTGGAACAAAGATTCATATACGAATTTCAAAATATATTCGCTAGTTTCTTTATCACTCTTTTCGATTATTTGATAAGCTCGTTCGAGTAAAAGCATTTTATATGTTTTAATCAACTTACTTATATCTATACACATTTTCTGCATCATTGTTGATCCATCTATGATTTTTGTTTTATTATGTTTTAGATTTACAGTACTACCAAAAAGATTTTCAAATCCAGTTCCAGTAAATAAATCGTTGAATTCTTTATCTGAATCTTTAGTTTTAAGAGCTAATTCATCAGGATAATATTTTTCAACAATATTAATTATATTATTAAATGTTAATAATAAAATATTTTTATCATCAATTAAACTATTAGTTAAATTTCCGAGAGTTACACTAGTTTTTTCAAACATTTCCGTAGGGTTGAAACCACCAAAATATGTTTTATGGTGTCTTTCCAGTTCATTTTGTGTAGCTTCTTTTTCTCGTTTTTCTTGAATTTTAGTTATAACGATTGGTAAACCAATACTAATACCAAGTATTCCTAATGCTTCAAGAATTGATTTAACAGTATCATTCATAATTCTTATTCATCCTTATGTTATATTAGTAGTAACATCACTACTTCCTATTTAATTAATATTTATAAGAATCAACGATCCTTTTACATAAATATAATATATAATTAAAAAAAGAAAGGACCGAAGTCCTTTCTTTTACTTTTAATCTTTTCTAATTAATGTCCTTATAAAGATTTCCATATCAATTTTCTTATCAAAATTAAGTTTTCTTGTTTTTCCACTAATAAAATGTATTTCTAATTGACATTTATTTTCACTTTCTTCATACGGTAATATTTCTTCGACTGTATCAGGATTTATACAATAGTTCGTTTTTTCAAAAACTTTTATAAGTCCATTACCCATATTAGATCAAGTCCATGAGGTCTTTATGATTGACTACCTTTGCATTAAAGGTATCGCTCAATTCCTCAGCATCTTTCTGAACAGTGCTGAAACCAGTAGACTGTTCTTTCATAACATTGTGTTTCTTCTGATTAGCTACTCTCAAACGTCTTTCATTATCACGAAGATCTTCTACGACAGCATTGAGAGACTTGTAACCGAAGAATCCGACCATGGAAGCTGAGATAAGATCCTTAGCTACCTGATCTACATTCAAACCTGATTCTTTAAGATCAAAGAACACTGATGTTGTATCCAAAGACATTACATCAATAGAATTCATCATATTCTTTGCAGCTGATTCTTCTTTGCTAAGATCTTCTACATCATGTCTAAGCATAAGAACTGTTCTTGCTACAGACTGACCTCTTGGTGTCGCATAGTTGAACTGATTCTGCTTTGTAATTGTTGTAAATGATGAACAACCAGGAATACGAAGAACGTTAATCTTGTCCTGAAGGTCCATACACTTAATGCTTGAATTCATTTCTACACCGAAGAACTTAACCCAAGGTGCTACAATTCTAGCATTAATAATATTAAACATTTCGTCTGTATCATTGAACTTAACATCATCTGGAAGATTGTTATCTGCAATGAAGAAGTTACAAAGACCCAGATCTACAAACTTCTGGATATCCAAGAAGCATTCGATATTGTTCTGCAAGTTAGTAGAACCTGATTCAATTCTACAACGAGGTACAAGACCTACTACTACAGGACGTGGTACATTTCTCATCATATCATCAATTTTGTATTCTTTATCACCAATTCTGAATGATTCACAACTGTTAATATAGTTTGCAAGTGTTGCTGTGAATGCCGGACCAATACCTGAACCAGTACCACCATCAGCACTAAATACACTGATAATAATTGTTTGTTCTGTTGGATGGAAGAGGACCTCTTCATAGTATCCAATAAACGCTGTTAATGCATCAAGATCTTCTTTTCCATAAATGTTCGTTTGTTTGAAGTTTTTATAGAAACTCTTAGCAAGGTCTCTATTCTTTCCTGCTCCGTTTACATTTACACCACCGATTTTAAATGTCTGCTGATCAGGAAGATCAACCTTCTTAAAATCATCTGTTGATGTGTTAATTGCGATACGATAAGGATTATTTGGAAGCATTGATGCAAGCATTTTACCAATGTTGTATCCACCCTGTCCCTGTGAAATAATCACAAATCGCACCTTCTGCTCATCGCCTTTCTTTACGACAACTGTCTCGTTACCTGTTTCGTTCATATACGAAAACCTCCTGAATGTATTTCTACTCCAATAATATATATTTATAATTATTTTAGATATAAAAAAATAAAAGGTAGGATAGTGAAAACACTATCCTACGTAATTACTTATTTTCGATTTGGATTGGCTTTAAACATATCCTCTGGATCATAAATAATTTTACCATTTCCCCCATGATAATGAATGTAATATTTTTGATAAACTTCATAATCCGATTTACTTAATATCTTTTCTGCTTCAGCTAACACATTTATAATTTCTTCCTTAGTAATAGGATTACGTTTATAATAGTTTTTCTTCCCTTTATTTGAATTAATTTCTTTCATAACTCTCTTATGAATGTCATAGTACTTAGCAATATTCGGTGGTCGTGAATACACCTTAGTACCACAATCATTCATAAGATTATTCTTAATATCTATTCCCATCTTAATTTTATCTGCTGTTTTACAGACAAAATCAGGATCAGAACATTTTTGTTTGACGATTTCGATTATACTACTTAATATTCCTTTTTTCATTTCTATAATCACCTCTTTATTTCGTTATATTATATTATTGAGCTCCTTGGTATCTAAATAAAATATTCTTGTTCTTTAATTTCATCTCAGGAACTTTTGATCCTTTCAATAAAATTACATCACAAGGAATATCCTCAAATTCCCCATTATGTGTTATTATGAAGCATGAATTACAATTCATTTCATCTACTCTCTTTTGAATCATATCGATAAATCCCATTCGACGCTTTTCATCTAATGGACCATCAACTTCATCAAGTCTTAATACATCATATCCATTATTCTCAATATTTGATTCTATTATACTAAACGATATAGCAGCATTAATTGTTTCTCTCTCACCCTGTGAACACAATGATGCATCTTTTATTTCTACTCCATCTTTTTCCATAACAATAGAAAAATCTGTAGCATCCAATTTAAATTCTTTAATCTTAAGATCTGAACCCCACATACTATTCATATCTTCGTTCGTTTTTATAGTTAAATCATTTAAGAACTTTTCTATTTTCCAACTTGGATATCCTACTTTCGGAGACCAAATTTTATTTAATATGTTTACTCTATTAAACTTTTCTTGTATCTCATTACGCATCTTTTCTATTTGTCGTTTACTGATAAAGAATGTAGTCATTTCATCACGTTTCTTATTAAGATTAAGTAATTCATTTTCTAATTCTGTTTTCTTAGGCAATAAAGTATTATCTATATAATTCTTATTAGAATTATAGATATAAGTGCTTCTATTCCATATATGTAATACATTCTTCCATTTCTTAAGATTTTCACTTACTTTATTATATTCATCAAAATCTTTATCACGTTGTCTGAATATTTCTTGCGAATTTCTATATGTATCCAATTTCTTCATTAGATCTTCTATATAATCCATAAGATTATTTTTATTTCTCATAGAGTCTTCATACTTAGTATTAAGATCATTTAACTTAGCTTGAATCTTTTCATTATTTGTTACTAAAGTCTTTAGTTGATTCAAATCATTTATAGATTTCAACAATTCTTCTTTCTTACGTATAACAGTTGAATATTCATAAAGATCATTCATAATCATTTTTATTTCATTCATTTTAATATATATAAATACTGGTTCTTTAGTGAAGAAATCTATAAGTATTTCTGGCATAGATGAAACCAATTCATTATTATTATATAAATAATTTATAATTTCTTTATAATATGTAAATCCTTTCTTATATTCTATAAGAGATCTTTCTATAGATTCTCTTTCTTCTTTAAGTTTATTAACTTCTTCTGTAGAATTTCTAGAACGTTCGTATAATTCTTTTAGATTATCTTTTGGATTAAGATATTTCATGAGTTCTTCTACTATTCCACAGGAATGATTCTTACAAAAATCTGGACGTTTCATGAGAATTTCTGTATCAAGATTACCATGCTCGTATTTATAAATTTCATTGTTAATAAATGTAAGATTCTCAAATGTCTTAGTATACATTTCGATTACAGTTTGTAATCGTTTTTCTTTATTAGAAATACTTTCTTCTAGACTACTCATGTCTTTTATGCTGTCAAGACTAATAAGATTATTTAAATACAAGAATTGAGCATCCAATTTCTGCAAGAATTCTGTATATCTATTATAGTTTATATTGTATTCATCCAAATTTTCGTTAGGATATTTTTCTTCATATTCTTCTATAGAAGAATCAATAGATTTCAATAATTCTTCATTTCTAAAAATAGTTTCATGAATATTATTTAAATCCATATCATTTAACTTCTCATCATTATTTAATAATGACATATTGCTAGAAATTTCTGATGTTAAAATAGCTATAGTTTCTTCAACATGAGTTAATTTATCATGCAATGATTTCAATTTATTTTCTAGTTCATGTGTCTTTTCTTCTATATTACAATCAAGATCTATTTCAGAAAGATTCTTATATTTTTCTTGAAGAATATCATATTTCTTTTTATGATTTTCTGTATATTTCTTAAAATCTATAATACAATCAGAAATATATTTCATTTCTTTTACATTCGGTTGTATTTGATCTTGATAAGTATTCAATTGAACTATTTTAGATTCTATCTCTTTCAGTTGTTTATTGATATTCTCTATATTAGTATTCATGAAGTTTAATTCTAGTTCATAATTGATACTACTCATATTACCAATTTGTTTATTATAATTATCTATATCTTTCTTAAACTTTGATAATACTTTAGAAGATAATTTAAAAGCATCTAGAAATTCAGCAATTTCGGGCATCCATTCACTTATATATGAATTTCTTTCTGTAGGACTCATAGAAATAAAGTTTTTACTATTTCCACTACCACAAAGATATCCCACATTTGTATAATTTTTCTTTATATGAAGTTCATGCTCAATTACTTCTAGATAAGATTCTACATTTCCATTTGGATTTAGATCTATTTCTTTACCATCGATATATTTAACTATAAAGCATTTAGTAGATTTTACAGGATCATAAACTATTTTAATCTTATATAATACTACACCATCAACCAAATAGTCCAATTCCTTTATGCCTAATAATTGTTTACCATTTTCATCTTTAAGAATTCTAGATTTATTTCTAGGTCCAAAATGCTCTAATGGAAATGGTGTCATTTCTGATAATAAAGATGTCTTACCAGATCCATTATCACCAAGTAACAGAATAATATTATTATTTGATTTTGACCTATCTATTTCTAATTCTTTTACACCTATACCTAGATAAACTCCTACAAAGTTAACAAGCTTGATTCGTAATAAATTAACCATTTGTGAAACCTTCCTTTATCGATTTCATAATATATATTCATATTAAAGTTTAATTACAAAAGTACAATATAATGTATAAAAAATATTTTAAATATATATTATGTATATGCACGATGAGTGTATTTGGCTCTGTAGCTCAGTTGGATAGAGCAATTGCCTTCTAAGCAATGGGTCGGCGGTTCGAGCCCGTCCAGGGTCGTACCATTCAGTACGAATGGATAAATATATTTAAGGAGGGTAATATATGATTACCATTACACATCGTGAAATCTCAGCTAGTACAGCTGGTAGATTGGGAAAAGACGTAACTGCAGAATCAGTAGGAAACATTGTTACTGAATATGCAAAAACTGCGTTCGATCTCATGAAAGAAAAAGGACCAAATAGTAGTAAAGAAAAGACATTAGTAGAAACACCTCTGTGTGGTTATGAAGTGAATTACCACGAAAATATGACTAAGACAAATCCAGATGGAACTAAACAGAATGTAGGAGCAAGACGTACAGTTAAAGTTGCTCTTCCAAAGACATTGCTTGAAGGTCTTAATGCAGACCTATTGAAACTTGGTGCAAAGATTATTAAAGCTGTAATTGATTCAAAGAAAGAAGCTGCATAAAAATTATTAGTTATTATTATTTAGCTAAATAATACTAAGAGGTCTACGAGACCTCTTAGTTTATATATTTTTTTTATTCTTCTTCGATATTTTTTGAAGTTGCGTTATGTCGTTTTTTATCTTGTAACTCTTTATCATATACATAAATATTATAAAGAGCGGGTTTCATTTGTTTAAAGTTACCTTTATCATCTATGCCACAAGCGTAGACATTAGAAACCATTTTCTTATGCATCTTATTATAAAGTGCTGAAGCCACATTACCATATATCAATCCAAATTTTGCTCTAGCAGAACTTAACGATCTATTATACATATAGGATCTACCATCGATCTTTTGTATAACTAAATCTTTACTAAAAACGAATTTGGGATTCATTTTTTTAACAGTCTCATTAATATCACTCAACGAACAACTTTTAAGATTATTCTTATTCAACCATTCATCTATTTTCTTACAGTTTTCTTCATAATGTTTATCTTTCTTTATGTCATTTATATGAACACAATTCATAAGAGAATCGAAAGCTTCATTGGATTGATATTCATCAGATCCATGATAACGTTCACGAACATTTCTTATAAGTTCTTTTATTTCTTTTGGAGGTTCTATCTCAAGTATTCTAGAATACTCATTTTTATCTCCATAAGTAACTGTAGCATTTTCATATAAGGAAACTATCTTAGATTTAGACTTAGGCATTCCTATGTATGCAGTTTTCTTATTAACAAACTCTTCAGCACGTTTATATATACCATTCAAGTTATTCATATTACCCGAAACAAACGTTGCATCGTTATGTGATCCATCTTTTAATTCGATAATATAATTGAGTCTTATATGAATATTATCATTAGCATTTATTTCATTTTTATAGAGATCCATTCGTTGCTCAACAATATCACGTTTACGTATATCATCTTCTATATAAATATCCACATCATCTTTAAATTTTTGAAGATCACAGTACTTTATAAATTCTGTTTCAATCTTATCAATATCATTTGCTAGTTTAGAAATATATTCGTCTAACTTCTCAACTTCTTCTGGAGAAAAATATTTCGTAGAGTTTTGAATCATTCTTAATCTCTCTTCGTGCTTATTATAAGCTTTATCAATACCGAATGCTGCTCCACCAACAATAGAACCCAATAATACCAAGCCTAATGTACCAAAAACTTCTTGAGATCTATTATTTTCTATAGCGAATAATGATTGCTTTCTGAAGAACATTTTATTTGGTTTATAATTCTTAACAATAGACATTTCTCTATCACGTTTACCACGAATAAGAAGATCTTCAGATTTATTATATTTTCGTTTCTGAATAAGATTAAGTGTAAAAAATCTAAAATTATTCTGTACACCTTCATCAATAGGTCGTACGTCGAATCCATATGGATTCATTTTAGACTTTATCCCTTGTATACATATATCTCTTATAGAATTAAAATCTTTAACACAGAATGTTTTTGGCATACCTTGATTCGCCAATCTATCCCATCTTTCTTTTTTGATATACAGTTTGAATGATACTGGGAGTTCAAATTCAATAGTTTTACCTATAATTTGATCATTAGCATCCATACAAACCGCATGACGGAATAAATACTGACAATATTCTGATTTCTCATATGCCGTAAATCGTTTATTCAAATCTTTAGGAATAGGTTCTATACCATCAATCATCAATACTTTAAGGTCATTGGTATATCTTCCTTCTAAAAACTTTCTACAAACTGTTACATAAGTGTCCCAATCATCTTGATAACATCTTTCGATACGTTCAGTATACTTATCACAATAACGTTCTAATAGATCTTCTCTACTCGGAACAATATATAATTTAGGACAAAATTCAGGTTTCTTCATCTCATCACTCCAAATTTAAGTATATTATTTTGTCGAGGTTTTAATGATTTCATTTAAGTTTATTTCTATTGTATTATATATTGAACAGAAATCTTTAAACATAAAATCGATAATACGGTTATACATATGCATAATATTATTAGATTCACCAAAAAACATATCATCTGTATAGAAATGTTTTATACCATCTTTAATGTCGTATATATCATAAAAATAATATCTCTTAAGGGATTCTTTCTTTAGCTTTTTGATCTTATCATGTCTATCTTGGAAATCTAATTCATTCATAGAGTTTATAACACAACTATTATGAACAATTTCTTTAAGAGAACTCAATGAAGAACGAATATAAGATGTTTCATCTTTAAACGAATCCAAAACATTCATAAAACGAGAAATTTCTATTTCATTTAATAATGTCATTTCTTTTGAGTTCTTATATATTTCGTCATAATAAAACTTATCTATAAACCAAATAAATTCATCGATCTGTACAAATATATCCTTTAAGAAAATAAGAGAATTATAGAAGTTAGAAAGATTAAGAAATACTTTCTTTAAAAGGTTTTTATTTTTAACTAAGTCTACCTTTTTAATAGATGTATTTTCATCTACTCCAAATAATAGAACTTTCATTATATTAAATACATCATTTTCAGAAAATAAACTATACAATTTATCATTTTCTTTAGCCAAACTTTCTACATACGGAATAAATTTTTCTTTAAGATTTATAGTCTTTGTATACATAGTTTTGAAAATATTTATTTCCTTTTCTTTATCCATAAACAACTCCTAAAAAATAAAGACCCCGAAGTAATCGGGGTCTTAGTAATTTATTGACGACTGAATGAGGCACTAGCCATGTACGCTGCACCTGTTTCCAACTGTTTAAGCTGGAGAGCTTCAACGTCAACATTTGGTGGCATAAGAGAAATCATATTTCCAACATTAATCAATTCTCCTACACTCTCGATAATGACTCTAAGAAGTGCTGCATCAGTATTTCTTGGAACCATAATGGAAGTACTAGACTCAACTGAATCAGGATCAAATTTCTCATCCATATTAGTCATAATGTTATAGATCGTTGGATCTTCACGATGTACACATTCCTTCCATTTATCCATAGCAATCTTAGAATCTCTATACATGTTATACAATGCATAGCGATAAGCGTTACCAAATGAATACTGGATAGCTTGTACAATAATACTTACGATTTCACGAAGACTTGTAAAGTTCTGTGCTGCAGTAATATTGATTTTTACTTTATAAATATCCTCAATAATACTATTAACAAGATAATCAAAATTATGTTCGATAAAATGACAAATGGCCATATTACCACCGATAGAAACTCCACCATGTTTAATAGCTGCTGCTACAGATGATGTTGCATCTTCGATGATAAGCTTTCTAGAATATTTTGCCTTCTGAGTTCTACCACCACAATAGTAGTAAGTAGTTCTAGCCTGAAGGTTATCTATACGACTAAACAAATCATCTTCATCATAATCTGTTTTATGGAACTTAACCTTCTTCAACTTTTCAGCACGACTCTTAAGATCTTTAATAAGAGAATCAAAAGCTTCCTTATTTGGTTCACATCCTACAAAGTTTGTTTCACCACGACCACAAGAAATATGCTCACAAGTTCCAAGAAGATTCTTCAACTGTTCCATACGGATATCTTTATCCTTAGAGAATTCAGTCATCTTTGTAAGTTCTGTACTAAATGCTCTAGAATTTGTCATCAAAAGAAGATCTTCAAATCTAAACTGCTCAGTAATCAATTGATTCTTCAACAAAGAAGCACAAATAGAAATCTTTCTAGTTCTAGCAGAAGGATCAGCATCGGGAGAATTCAATTCTTGTCCAAGTTCATTATAATATGTACCATCAATACACTGTCTCATGTATTGAGCAATTTCATAATTGAAATTGGATGCAACTACATAAAGTGGTCTCTTGAACTCAAAAGCTACTGTTTCTACAATCTGCTTAAATGCTGGAAGATCTGTTTCAAGCACAGAACCATCAAACATAGCAATCATAGGTTTATCTGCTTCCCATGTAAAATGATCTGCAGAATTACACATACGTGCTTCATCGAGAGGTCCAGTAGGCACAACGAATGCATTAGTTTCTTCGTAATATTCATCTTCTGTCTTAGACTCTGTAACAATAACAGAACCACGACCATCAAGTTTATTACGATAAAGTTCGGCAATCTTTTTACCGGTTTCCAAATCATTATTAGCAGAAATTGTAGCTACTTTAGTAAGCCATTCTACTACATCATCTTCATCTTTCTTATTATCGTATTTTCCTACTTCATTTACTTTAGGGAAAATCTTTTGATACTTAGTATTCTTATCAAGTTCTTTAATAATTCTTTCAGAAGCAATAGTAGAAATATTCTTAATTCCTACTGGAGAATACTTCCATACACCTTTAGATTGATCGTTAAAGATTTCTACAAACTTCTTAAGAAGTGCATTCTGAATAGGAATACCAGATGATGTAGAATCACCTACTTCACTCTGCATATATTCAGAAGCTTCTCGAATTGTTTTGAAAATACCATTAGGGATAGGTTGACTATACTTCATATTCTGAAGAATAGTGTATCCATCACGAGTATTATAAATAGGTACTTCTCTATCTGCAAACTGTTGAATAAGAGTTGCATCAGCATATGGACCAATTGTATGACCAATAGCGGTTTCAGCAGCTTCAGAAATATTAAGAATTTCATGAATTACGGCATCATTTCTAACGATATTTGGCTTAGAAGTTTTATATTCATTCTTACCAAAGCCCATATCAGAAATACGCATGTCTGCAAAATCACCTTCAAGTTGCATACCAATAGAATCATTAAAATTCTGTTGTTCAATCTCTTTCTTGAGATCCTCAGCTATCTTATTTGTTTCTTCCATTCACGTTCCTCCAGAACTCCTTTAGTATTTTTGGAAATTGTTATTGAATTTATTTTATTCTTTGATGTGGATAATTCGATATTGTTTTCAGAGCAATATGATTTAACTCTTTCCATACTCTTATCATCTACATCTGTATCTATTTTTGCAGTAATTGTTTTATTCTTACGATCTTGTATTATCTTATTTATTGGGAGATACCTTTTCATGGTATTTCCACAGTTTTCTTCAAAATGATGAAGCTCCACATAATGATTTGTATAATTCACATCATATGGGTCATCAGGTTTTCCATTAGTGGAAAACACATCTGTTGCTATATCGACCATGAAATCGATAAGCGTCTTTGTAAAATTCATTTTAGTATATCAAATCTCCATACCAAATAAAATATTTTACTATCGAGCAATATTATCTAGCTCCTAATTCCTTTAATACTTTATCATCCAATTTAGTAGTCTCATTCTTCGTGTATGCATTTATTGCACCAGTTTCTTTAAATTCCTTATAAGAAACATCAATATTATGAAATTCATTACTAACTATATTTTCAAATGTTGGTATATCTAAAGATAATAATTGTTCGATAGTAAACCGACCTTCAAGTAATTTTGAGGCGTTCAATATATTCTGCATTATTTTATCAGATTGTTTATCCATCGTTTCTCTTATAACATCTTCATGAGTTTCTTCTACTTGAAAATAATCACTTCCGCCGCCTACATAAACATCTTCTTCTATTTCTTTCTTCTTATTTTTATTTTTGTTGTTAACAGGTTTTAATTTTTCTTGCGCAGCCTTTTCTTTTTCTTTTAGACTAACTCTTCCTGCGCGATCATAAAAAAAAGCGTTTCAGGTTCTACAGAAATATTACCAAGTTCTGCTTTACAAGTAGGTTCATGACATACTCCTCCCTTGATAGCATGACGAATTCCTGTAACCCTTACAAGTTTCTGTAATGTTTCATCAGTAATAAGTGCTTTATAATCTGCCGGAGAAAGATTCTGGATAGAGTTATAGATAGCATTCTTATCATCAAAATTAACATAAGAAACTTTTACACTATTATTTTCTTTATCTTCATCAACAATATCAGCAACAATGAGTTTATTAAGATACAGATAATAACGAAGTTCAATAAGATCTTGTGTAAGACCAAATGAAGAATCGATATATACTGTAGATCCACTATATTCATCAGTGTAAGAAAGATCCTTATCTCTAAAGATTTCAATAAGATCTTCCATAGCTGCAAGAGCTTCACCAATTGTAGGAATCTTTAGGTCATAAATAAATGCTGAATTAGGCAATGCTTTCTTTGTACGATAAGTATTGTTAGCCATTTCAACAATCTTTTCTTCCTGGAATTCCTTATAGATCTTTGCTGATTCTGAAGCATCAAGAGTTGAACCCTTTTCAATATAATAAATAAGCTTATTAATATTGATATTGGTATTCAACAAGAAACAAAGATCCTTTGGTTTAGCATCTACAAAGTTATCTGAACCACATGTTCCACAAGCTATATTAAATCTATGTTCCTTAGATTGAGATGTTGTTGCATAAGCTGCAAAGAACAACTGTTGGAAATCAGGGAACTTCAAAATCTTATTAAATAATTCATCAAATGATGGCTTCTCAACATATCCAGATACTGCAGTAATATGTTTATAGAATAACTGCAACTGTTTCTTACGTTTCTCAATAAAGTTCTTATTCTTTTCATAGATATAATCTGGATCATTCTGATCAAGGTCTAGAAGCTTTTCTTCAATAAGACAAATTTCTTTAATATCAGGCCATGAGAATGCTGACATACTAATTACAACACCAGAAATAATCATTGGAACTACAGCGATTGATGGTTGTAATGTAGGATAAACTGTGTTCAAATAAATTTTCTGTCTATCTTGAGCAGTCTTAGCATTAATTCCTACAGACTTGATCTTACTTGTATCATCGATTTCGATATTTCTTAGAATCTTTGCATTCTTTGAAACTCTTGTTTTAAATGATGTTACTTCTCCATCGCCACCATAATATTCAACAGTTCTTTCTTTCTTAGTAGCTGTTTTCTTCGGCTTTTCTTTCTTTTCTTCTTCCTCATCAATAATTTCTACCTTCATATTTGTAGTAGGTGTTTCTTTTGTAGCATCATCACTATAAATATCATCGATAGTCTTATTGATCTTTTCTACAGTCATTTCTTCTGCATCTTCATATGAATCACTATTCTTGATAACTTCTGTATTTGCGATTTCAACTTTCTTATCCAAGTCATCAAAATCTTCAATAGTGTTCTTAACTGTAGGAACAGATTCTGCATTACTTTTCTTATCTTTAATCTGCTCTGCATATTCTGGAGAAATAATATCGACTTTCTTTTTCTTTGTTTCTTTCTTCTTGGTCTTTGGTTTTTCTTCGGTAACTACAGGTTCTTCTTCGACCTTCTTAGCTTTCATTTTTTCTTCTTCTCTTGCTTTAATTTCCTTGTCAATAGCTTCTTCCATATTTACAAATGGATACTCTGATGGTGGTTCTTCAATTCCATCAGGAAGTGTTTCAACAGTTTCTACTTTAGGTTCTTCTTCAACCTTCTTAGTTCTCAAAATCTTTTCTTCCCTTTCTTTAATTCGTCTATCAATATCTTCATTTATATCACCTGGATATTCTGATGCAGGTTTATCTTCAACTTCATTTGATTCATCTTTAGCCTGCAATTCAGACATTTCTTCATGGAATTTATTAGGATTATTCTGAACTTGTTCAGTTTTTTTCTTAGCTAGTTCTTCTTGATGTTTTTCATTCAATTCGTCCATCATTTGTTGTCTCTGTACAACATTTGGATTTTCCATTTGATTAACGAATTCATCATTCTTTTCATTATCAGTCATTACTACACACTCCAAAAAAAGAAGAAAGATATTTCTATCTTTCTTCTTTTGATTAATTTACTTAGAACGGATCGTAATCCGCACTAGGAGAATAACCGCCAGAATTACCACCAGCGTTTTGATTATATGAAGCAGTATCACCTTTGTTTCCACCCTGTCTTCCACTGAAGCAAGATGAAATATATCTAGTAATACTATTAACAGCTGCATCCTGAATCCTATAAACCATAGGAATCAAAGGATCCTGAAGTTCCTTGATAACATTAACGAATTCAAATGCCTGAATATCAGCATAATCAATATTGTTAACTTTACAAGTAGCTTCAATCTTACCATTAGGAACTCTACTATTAAATACAACTTCAATAGTATCGTTCTTTTCGTAATCTGTATATGAGATCTTTACTCTCGGAATCCCATCATACATTTCTGTATCAACAACAAGAAGACCAGTTGATACTTCTGTACCATCTCGCATTGATGTTGTTGGAATCTTGATCACTTCATCAGGATTATAGTTCTGTCCAGCTGCATAAGCATCTCTACGACGAGCCATCATACCTTCAAGAAGTCTTGAGAAATCGAATGCCTTTCCTGCTGGAAGATAACAATTCAAATCAAGTACATTCTCTGAAGTAATTCCACGTTTAAAATGTAATGTTGTCATACCATTATAGTAATTAACATACATCATCGCATATGCACCATTATCACCCGGTTTCTTATAAGAGAAATAGGTTGAACTCATCTGTGCACTAATATGGTAGGCGTTATACCTCTTCTTTTCCTCTGCCATCTTCGGTCTCCTGTTTAAAATAACGATGTGAGCGATCTTTCATTTCATTATAAATCTCTCTCATGCACTGTGGAATATACCACACATCCATGTCATCATTTGTTCTATAAGTAAATGGTTCTTCACTAATTTTCCATTCACCAAACTTTCTCTTATTAGCGCGTTCCAAAGCAAGAGTTACAAGTTCTTTCTTTGTCTTTGGTCTATCGGCTTTGTTAAGATAGCAGCAACCAAGAATATCTCTATCAATTGCTACAACGCACCCAATAGGTCTATTATCATTCTTATCTCGAACATACTTAACGATAAACTTACACATCTAAGTCGTCTCCTCATATTTAGATGAAATTTTTAGGATGTTATCAAGTAAATCCATATCATGACTATCTTTAAACATAATATCGTTTAGACCAAACATACTACACTTCACACAGAATGTATGTAACATAGCAAACTCTGTAAGAGTTAACTTATATTCTGATACAACATCTGGATCATAAGCAAAGAACTTTTCACTCATGATCTTTGGATCTACAACTTCATCTACTTTAACACAGTTATCTAGTAAAACATCAATCAATACTCTTCTAGCATTCTGAAGTTTTTCTGTTCTTTCTTTTGTAAACATTTCATTAAAAACTTCTCTAATATTCTTAAGTGCATCTTTCACACGAGCATCATTCAATGCTGCATTTTCTTTATCTTTTAATAATTGGATTCCTCTAATTGTTGTTGCCATTTTAACCTCTTGAAAATTCCATAGAATTTGTACCACATGCACATTCGTTCTTTGTACAATTTACACATTTACTAGCTTCTTCTCTACTCATCTGTTTATTAGGTTCATTCATTACTCCATCCATAGAATCTCTAATGGACTCATTAGAACGAACATGAGTTTCATAATCTTTATCTTCCATAATACTTCTCCTATTTAAGATATATACTATTATGAGTTATTCTTTAATTTTTTAATCATTTTACGTTCATTCTTAGCTATTTCTTCATTCTTTACACTTTCAAAGTCGAATTCTTCAAGACTATAATGAAATAGATCTGCTAAGTATTTAGTTTTTTCTTTAACAAATTCATAATGTTCTATGTCATAATATTCCATTTTTGCTACATTTGGTATAAATTGTGGTAAGAAATACTTAACGACTTGTTCTAATCGTTTAGGATCAGAACACTTATATACGTTAAGTATTTCTTTTAAATAACCATTTGTATCACTATTATTATATTGCTTCATACGTCTAAAAACATTGTTGGAAATTCCAAGCTTAAGTGTATCTTTACCATGAAAGTTTACACAAATTAGGTAAAAGTATTTACATTTTTTACTTTGTTTTGGTGTAGTTCTAGGTCGTCCAACTCTATTTTTCTGATTCATCTGTAATTCCTAACGTTTCGTTCTTAAATAATTTATAACTATCTTCATGGTTATATGAAGATCCAATAAATTTATCTTTAATATCTTTCTTAGCTGATTCTACTAACATAGTTAGACTCTGTGTAGCTGATTCTATCATATTTATAGTTGATGTTATATCTCTTGTAATGCTTAATTCTTTCATAGATTTATCTATGTAATCTAGTTTGGCTATCTCGCCGCTATATTCTATATCATTTACAATCATTTCTGAATCAATAGCATATTCACAATATTGTCTATGTAATGGTTTAGTCATCCTTATTTCTCTAGAACTATCAAACAAATGTAAATCACACATCATAAATTGATCCGATATTCTAGTTATTAAATAAAAATTGCCTTTAAGTTTGTTTCCTAGTATTTCAATTTTCTCATTTATTTTATCTAACAATTCATTAACAAATGTATCAGTCGTATTTTGATTAAACTTCAAGAATGAACTTAATGAAGTTATATTTAACTTATTACGTAATCTTGAATCATATACAAATTCTACCTGTTCAAATGGTAAGAATAAATAGCTAGTAAAGAAATCACCCATATATTCATTAAGATTAATTGTTTCTTTATCTACAAATATTCCAGTTTGTTGGATATTTCGTTTGAAATTTAATACTGAATCTATATCACTTTTATTAAAGATAATTTTTGTTCGATTATCTACTATTTCATCCATAATAATAGCTCTACCATCATATCTTCTGTAACCTTCTTCTAATTCCATATGTCTTTTAGAATAATATTTTGGATTATAGTTTTCTCCAACTACTACTTCTTTATACATAGGATATTGGTCTGCTGAGAAGTTTATTATACCGAATGATGAAGATTTATTTACAGTCAAATCAACCAAACTTAAACCCAAATCAATAGTTCTATTATCTGGAGTTTCTATTACATTATATGCAAATGCATACATAGGTTTTACTAAACATTTATCAAGACAAACACTTATGTTTTTCTTGACACTCTTGGAATCTAACGTATCTGGATATTCCAATTCACACAAATAAACTGTCTTATTATATATCGTACCTAATTTCTTATTCTTATCTTTACTAATATTAGTAATCAAACAACCTACATTAGTTATAACATCGTTATTTGCAATGTTATACATATTCTTCTTTTCTTTCATAAAAATATTAATCTTACGAAAATAATTCTCAAAGCCTATATCACTTAATACTTTGTATTCTGAGTCTAATGTCTTATTATTTCTTGAACGTTCAAGAAAATTATTCATATTCATAAAATATCGACCCCCTTAGTATATTAATAATATATATTCTAAATAAATATAAAATGTGGAGAATAAATCTCCACATTATGATTATTTCTTAATACGTTTCCTCGTAAGATAATTCAAATACAAATGTATTGAATTAAACAAATACTTTGGTTTCTTTTTTGCATTTGTCTTAACAAATGGTGTTAATAGTTTTGGAATTCTTTCCTCTAACATTGGACCTTCCACATAGAACTTATATACACCATATAGCTTTCGTTTATCTAAATTCGTACAATCTGAGAAATAATACTCTGTATGTTTAGATCTATTATACAATGATAGCTTTCCAATTAATTCATATTCTTTTTTATTTTCTGGATTAAGATTTTTATAAATATTGTGTTTAAATGGTATGTATTTTGTTTCTTTCTTTTCTTCTTTAAACTTCCATGCTACATATCGTTCTGCTAACATATTGAAATTCAATGCATAATACCATGTGTCAAACTTCTTATCATAATAGAAATAATACTCTTTAAGATATGTATCAGAATTTCTATATTCCATAGAATCTTTACGTTTAGATAAACTATCTATATATTTGATTATATCTTCTTTCTTAATAGCTTTATCAAACTTATATTGAGTAAAGTTATACAGGAATAAACCAGAATTAGCATTCAAGAGATTATAAATAATCTTCTTTGAATGAGATTTCAGTTTACCAAATAGATTGAATTCTACTGGAACTCTGATAATGAAATCACCAAAGTTTTTACCTTTGGTAATAAACTCCTCTTTCCACGTGTATGAAAAGTCCCTCTCCTTTTTAAGAACATGGTTCTTTTTCTTAGAATCATGTTTGATGTCTTTCCTATTAGACATTCAAATCCTCCCTTTTAGAAGTTTATTAATGAAGATAATCCCATTCTCTTTGTACTACTATCTGGTTTTACATAAGAGCATGGTGATAAAAGTAATGATGGGAACAATGATACTATTGGTTGCAGATGTTTTTCACATAAGTCATTCACGTCTATAAATGGAAGTATCCATTCTGGTATTTTTGTCGCATCACCGAATGCTGGAACAACAAATGTTCTTAATCCAAACCTAGAAAAATCGAAATTACCATATTTTCTAAATACAGTATTTCTTACTCTTTCTTTAATATCATGGAACTTCTCAGGTATTTTATCAAGATCTTCTTCATTATATAATGTTGTATTAAATACATACATAGAATCACCAGGCGATATCTGATCTTCAGGATAAATATTATTCCAGATTATTGTTGCTCTAACTTTAGAAGTAGTTTCTGGATTCTTAATACTTTCAAAACCGTTATACCTAGCATATACACCAAATGTCATATCACCATTCTTCAATCCATCTTCAATTTGATGTCTAAGATTTAATACCTTTTGATAAACTATCAAAGGATTAAAGTTTTTTGATCTTAATACATCATTATGTAAGATATCAAGAATTTTAGATGAAATATATTCATTAAGTGTATCAGAACCAAGGTTTCTACCTGTAATAGCTAATTGTTTTTTCTCTGGAAGTTTTCTACCTTCCTGAATAGTCTGTATACCGATATAATTCTTTTTAGTATTATACAATAATACAATTGGGAAGAAGAATTCATTTTTCATATACATGTAAAACTTTTCTCCTTCGTTATACTGATTGCAACACACAACAAAATTCCGACAAGCTTCTGACATAAGATCTGATATTATCGAGATATAAACCATACCTATTTTGGTGGATATCATTGGATCATCCATCAAATTTTCTTTACCAAATACTTTAAGTGTATTTTCTGTTATTTCATAGAATGAAGGCATTGTTGAATCAGTATCACCAATAACACAAGCCTTTCTCTTTCTAGTTCTATATTTCTCAACTCTATTTCCATTAATAATAGTAGCGAAACAGAATACAGCAACAATTTCTCTAAATTCCTTTAACATGAAATAAAATTTTGATGCTTTAGTTGCTAATACATTTGCTTCTGTTGGGTCATTCTCTTCTTTATTTGTGTAAAAATCATAAAACCAATCATAAACTTCTTTTTCAGTCATAGTAGGTTTAATCTTTTCGAACATATAAGGATTAATGAATTCTATATCGAAAGCAATCAGATCATTTACTATCTTAGCTATTTTAGGATTCATTTTTATAAGTAATATAGGATCATATGAATAATAGAAAAATATCTTTTTCCAATCATCCATCATTTCAAACATCAAGAATGTGGTTTTAGAAACATCTAGTTCAGATCGTCGTATATTTGTAACATCTCTTGTAGAATAAACATATTTTTGTGAGCAATCATGAGATGTAGGAATATATGTAATATATTTATTGATATAAAAACTATAATCAAGTTTACTCTTCATTTTGAATAATTCATCTAACCAACAAAAAACTTCATCCAAACTACCAAATGTATAATTATTTCCTAAGAATCTTTCTATATTCCATACCATTTCAGATATAAAATTTCTAGCTTGTGCTGTAATAGCTCCACCCATATCAACATTAGAAGTAAAACCTTTACTCATAGTTGAAGCGCCATAGATTGAGTTCGTTTTAGCTTTTACTGTATTCTGCATACCGTTATTTATAAAGAATCCAAAATCATCACTGTTTACTTTAGCTTCAAACATTTTATTCTTATAAACATCACGTAACTTACTAAGCATATCAATGATAAAATAACTAATTGGTTTAACATTTGTTGTTAAAGTACCATTCGCATGTATATTAAGATGCTCAGATCTTATATCTTCCATAACCTGTTCTATAGGTAATTGTGTACCATAATCATATTTATACAAGTTTCTTGTATTTGCAAATATAGGTGTGCTATATGCTTTTTCAGTAATTTTATTCAAATATTTATCTATAAACTCTTCAGATACCTTTCCATTATAAGCTGTCTTTAAAATACCTTTCATCTTATTCTTATACATATCTATCAGAATATTATTAGACATATGCTTACCTCACTCTATCATATTCACATGTATATTATGTAATTAAAAAATATTTTATAAAAAAGAAGAGTGTAGCTTTATGCTACACTCTTTTTAAACTCAAATCTTATAACTGACTATTCCCAATGTATTCACAGGAACACGTTTTGGGATTCGAGTCAAATCTGAAGAACGAATATTTTGCATAGATATTTGTGAAGTAGAATTTCGTCCGATTAAAATACATTTGTAATCTTTTTCTTTGGTATTAACCAGATTTACATTAGTCATTTTAAAACCATCATCTAATTCAATCAATTTCTTTACTTTGTTTACTCTATTCGTTTCTTCAAGTAAGTCTTGCTCAACCCTTAATATATATGAATACCCACTATCGTCAACAATAGAACACAAACCTGTTTCATCAGAGTATTGTTCCATTTGAATCATCGATATGCTTTCATTGTCTGGTAGAGTTATATTTACACCGGAAGCTGTTCTTCCTAATTCTGGAATATCACTTATCTTAATAAAATGATATCTTCCAGATTCAGTTGTAATAAGACAAACATCTTTTCCTTTCTCTACTCGTTGAACAAGTCTTATATTTCCTGTAGTTACAGCTTGTTTTCCAAATGATTCTACAGAACTTATTTTAATCTTGTTGTTATCCGAGATAACGATATATTTATCATTGTCATCAT